GTGTTACCGGTCAACTGGATGTAGTGATCGGCGTCGCCGGTGGAATTGAATAACTGGACCTGCCGGTTACAGTAGTTGAAAACGCTATTTTTTAGGTAGGATTCCCTTGCAGCGACGTTTGCTCCTGTTTTAGATTTCCATTCCACAGTTGCACGTTGGTATTCCGTGGCGTTGTCAGTGGACCCACCATAGTTAAATGTGACATAATCCATCCGGACCCAGGACTGATTAGAGTCATTGGGGGACTGCGTGAAAAAGCCTTTCTTTGTCAGATACTTATACGAATATTTACCCTTAGTCCCGGTGGTATTCTTGAAATAAATCGTTCCGGTATGGTGGTCAAGGTACCAATCGCCATTACTTGCTAGCTCGTCTACGCTGGATTTCTGCTGGCCTGATGCCAGATAGTCATTGTCGGCAGGCGTCGCAGATAAGGTGAATGAGGTATCCCCAAAACTACCTACTCCCGTCCCTGCAGCATTTGAGACAGGGTAATGCGCCAACTGGTAGGCCCAGATGTTCAGCCTGTAGATATAGGACGTGGCGTTGACTGCTATGTTTGTGGTTTTTGTTTCATCCGTGGCGTCGTTGTTCCAATTGGGAACCCCATTGATCGTGATGGGAGCTTGAGCGGTCCCTATGGCTGAAAAATAGCCGTTATTGATGATCCCGGTGATATTCGTCGAGTCATCGGCACTGATAATATGGATCGTTGCTCCGGGCTGGTAGGTAACTGTTGCATTGGTATCCGCTTGAATGGCAGGATACGTGCCATTAACGCCTTTGACAGTGAGTACCCCCGTACCTGTGACGATAAAACCAGAAGTACCCCGAACTCGAATACCGGGCAATGTCCCCGACGCTGCTCCGAATGCCTGCGTATCCGACGCCGTGAGGGTGTACCCGGAGGCAGGTATATCTATCGTATCTCCGTCAACCGGTACGGCATTAAGCGCCGTTTGCGCCCCGTTGTCGTACCAGGGAGATGATGCTGTGCCAGAGGGCACGGCGTAATCTCCTGTGCGCTGTACGGTCCAGGCCGTTGCCCAAACTGACGATGGCAGGCACAGCAACAGGATTGCCAATGCTAGTTTTTTCATTTCAACTCCTTTTCCTTAACGCACATAACTACTACATCGTTGCCGCTTTTGACCGTCAGGATGATCTGGTCGATACCGGCACCTGCATAATTAGGGGATGTACCGGCAAGAACCGACGTGCCTGTGCCCATCACAGGCTGGCATCACTGCCCCTTAATCGGGCTGATATAGAAGTTAACATTATCCCCGGAAGCAGGGATGATCGACGCCTTGTGACCCTGATCGACTTTCACTGTCCAGGCCGATCCGGCAGGCATGAAATGCCCCGTGGTGGTGGTCGCAGTTGGGTTCAAACCGGTCAGGAAAAAACAGTCTGCATCATTCTGGAAGAGGACTGTGTTCGACCCGAAGACGGCGCTCTGATGTGCCGCCCCATCGGTGATGTTAACTGCCTGTCCATTGCCACCAAACTCGAAATAAGTGTTCACGTCGTTTCTCCTTTTTGATTGGAATTATCCACTACTACCGAATGCGCCAACCCTGCTTCATTTTGGCTCCTTTTTGCGGGCGCAGACAGCGATGACCACCTTCCGCCCGTCATGCACTCCCATGACAATGTCGTCTATGTCGATCTTGCACCATAGCAGCATTAACTTCGGCAACTCACACCTTCCGCGTCGAATACACCCGGCGCAGGCAGTGTTAGAATCGCCAATTAGCCATGAGCCAAGTCGTGCCCTCAGTCTTGTCGCCCCGACCAGCATTGATCTCCACCTGTCCTGTAACATGCACGTCCTTGATCCGGAATAAATCCCGCCGATAATGCACGGAGGCTGCCTGTCTGCCCGAGGTCGATATTCCACAACCCACCCCTAGCTCGTTCCCCCGCTCCAGGGCAAACCAAGGAGCATCGTTAAGCTGGTATTGCGTCCTTGCCTCGCCCGAATCGTCAATGGTGGTAAGAACTTTAGCCCCGTTCGGCGCGTCTGGTATTTCGGCGGTTGCAACAGCTTTTTCGGATGGAGCAATCTGAGCGGTGGGAAGGTACTTGTAAACGATGCGGGGTTCGATCACCTTGATAATCTTCGGAGCCGGTACCGGAACTTTCAACGTGTCGGGGATGACCGTCTTTGCTTGCTGCATCACGCCGACCGGCTGCGACGTATGCGGCCAGCAGGAATAGACGAGATAACCAACAATAAAGCCCAGGACGCAACCGTATAAGATGATCCTCCACTTAGGGATTGGCAGATTCATTCTGTGCTCCGATCTTTCCACCGATCTTGTTGATGCCGTAAAGAACACCGATAACCCAGACGATATTCCCCGGCAGGTCCGGGATTGTCTTCGTTTGAAAGACAATCCATGTAGCCCAGATGCAAAAGCTCGCAACGAGCATGAAGACTGTTGCTCTGGACATCGAGGACTGGCCGTTGTCGCTGCAAAAAAACTCCAACAGTTTTGCCATTGGTAGCTCCTTCCTTATCCAATTACTTTCAGTGCTTTATTGTACAAAGCCTTCCTTTCGTCCAGACCGATTGTCCCACCATTGACTCTTTTGGTGATCTCGATCATATTGCCAGCGTCGGCAAAATGATTGAGGTTGCCTTTCGTCCAGTACCAGCAGGCCGATTCAATGGCACCTTCAAGAGTCCCCAGATATTCCAGGGTTTCATCGAGCGTCTTGCCGATGCTCTCTGCGAACGCCTCACAGTTGTCCCGGCCAGTGATGTGAATTGCTCCCCTGCCCCGGAATTTCCAACCGTCGCCGGACTCTTCGGGGCCGTTACCCATACGGTTGGCATAGGCCCGGTTAGCTATCCGTTCCGGCTGTCGGGCATACGCGGAGGCGATGTTAACGGGAAATCTTTTCGGCCAAGTACCGATAAGACCAGTCGCACTGTAGTTCAGATTTTCCTCGAATCGGGTAAACCCCCCGCTCTCATGACCGCATTGAGCCAGAAAAGCAGCAATCCTCTTGGCCGTGTTAACTCCGTACTTCGGGAGCATATCGTTCAGGATGTCGGCCAACTCCTTCGGAGTGCCAAGACGCGGAAAAAGCTGGCGCAACTGATCTGACGTAATCATCAATAAACCTCCCCGTTGTGTATCCGGCGAATCTCGGCCCGAAAATTCCCGGCGTTGTTGTACCTGATGAGGGCGAAACCTTGGCTCCAGGCATTTAGCTGCGCGTAGTCCATCTCTCCGGCAAGATACCCCAGCACCCCGCCCCAGAACTGTTCATTTGAAAGCCCGCGTTTATAGGTCTTTTCCTGGTTCCGGTGATAGTGGCCGCAGATGAAATGGTCATGAACATACTTCCAGACCACGTTTGTCACATGTTCCGGGGAGTATGTCTTGCTCATGTGTTCATGACCGTGCAGATGCCACAGCTTCCCGATCCTGAATGGTTGCTTGTGATACTCGACCTTTACGTCGGTAAGACCGAGCCTGTCAACGAACAGGTTGTCAACCAGCTCATAAATCTCCTTCGCTGCCGTGTAGATGTAGCGGCTCCAACGGTCTTCGTGGTTCCCTTCCTTGTAGATGATCCGAGCATTGGGAAAACGTTTCCGCAGTTCCTGGAAAAATTCTTTGCCTTCTACCAACTCCTGTCCCAGCCTCGGCTTGGTCGGGTTCCTGATAAAAGAGCTGATCTGATAGAAGTCAATCGTATCTCCAAGGAGGGTGATGATATTTGGCTGAAGCGGTTCCGCATACTCCAGGGCCGTCTCAATCGCCAGATCATCCTGATACGGAAGGTGGATGTCTGTTAACACCAACTCCAGATCGCCGTCATTCGTCTTGAAGGCCGAAGGCTTGAACTGAAGAAGGTCGATATTTTCCAGAGCGTTGACCAGGAACCGGGCCGTTCTCTCCTTGACCCCGAACTGTTTGGCGACCAATGGATGGGAAATGGAGATGCTCCGGCGCTTACATTCTTCGGCGAACAGAAGCGCCTTCTCCCACAGGTGTTTGTCGATCCGCAATTATTTCCCCAGTCCTGCAGCCTTGAGACCTTGATAAAGGGATATCCAGAATCCTTTCGTGAATACGGCAACGAGTGCTACGGCAATAAAAGTTAACACGACGGTTCCGACGATGCTGGTTGCTTTGTCAAAGACCCGGATCAGCCGCTTCAAGATAGTTACTTCGTCAACGGTCAAACCAAGGTTGCACACTGAGTGGTCTTTGATTACCCCGGTCATAGTTTCGGCAAGGGCTTGGATGTCCGCTTCAGTTAAGGTCCGTTCTCCCATGATCCCTCCCGAAAATTAGAATAGCCCCTTACCGCCTTCGTCTGGCTCAACAGATCGAGCACAATGACCCTTGCCGAAGATCCGGTCCACAACGCCTCTCGCCCAGGTCCCGATGCTGTCGTGCGCCTTGCCGAGCCTGGATGAGATGGTTTCGTCGGGGTCGCCTCCCAGAATCACATTTGCGAGCTGGTCGAAGGCTATGAGGATGTTCATAAAATATCTTTTCATGTCGGGAGAAAGATACATTCAACTTGGTTGAAAATCAAATTACTGAAAACCCACTTCGTGCATCCTTTTTTGAAGTTCCGCCTTCTGGGTCGCGGTAGATTTTCCGATTTTATGTATCTTTTTGGCGCTGATAACCGGTCGCAACAACTTCTTCTCATTCTCCGTCGCGACCTCCCAGACATCGAGCGCCTGCTCAAGAGTCAGCCCCTTAACCGTCCCGGCGAGCGGATTGGTTTTGGCTCTCTCGCGGATTCGCTTCACATCCTGAAGCGATATCTTGCCTTCCTTGAGCGCCTTCATCATGTCGCCAGGACCATCTCCGCCCCTGAGATCACCGACAAATCTTCCGGTAAGTTTGGAATGCTCCGTTTGTTCATGAGTCTGGAGCCGCTTCGTGCCGCTCTCTTCCCGGTATTCAAGTGCCAGCTTCATTGCTTCAGATTGGTCAACCCAGGAGGGAGCCTTGTTGATGCCCAGGAGGCTAATCAGCGACTTTGCCCCCTCCCCCTTCTCTTTCATCCTTGCCATCGACTGAATCGAGAAGGGTACCGGAAGAAGATGTTTTGTGATGTCGGCTCCCTGAAGCAAGTAGTTGTCCCCTTTGTGCCGAACCTCTTCACCGTAGTAATCCTTGTTCCTCCAGACCTCCACCAAACGTCCGGTGAGACCGGTCATGGATGCGGAAACATACTCTGTCGGCAGGAAGAACTGACCCTTTGACGCAGAGTGGAGCATCGAGACGATTTCCTTGATATACGTCGGCATTGCCAATCTGGCATTGGGATCTCTTTTGGAGGAATGAGGGAAGATCCAGTCAAGCCAATCCTGCGGCAGCACCCCGGTCAAGGCCCACATCGTTGTACCGGCCATGAAGGCGTTAACCGCGAGCAGGGAGACGGCCCAAGACATCTTCGGTGTTAACTCGGCATCTTTCATATCCTTCCACCGGAACTCTCCGTTGTTGAGTTTCAGACTGCGGTTGTAGGCCCTGCGGATCTCGTTGATCTGTTCCGGCAATGCCCCTCCCAGCCCCCGGAGGTTTCCAAGCTTCCAGGTGAAAGACCGGAAAGTTAACTGCAGCGCCGTCTTGAAGGTCTTGTCGAAGAAGAGGTTATCCCAGTTCATTTCGCCAAAGCGGTCTTCAATGAACTTCATCGTCTTCCGCGCAACCTCAACCTGCGTCATGTCGCCTTCCGTTATCCGGTTGGCGTATTTTTTCATGTTGAACTGGTACTCTTTGGCGAACATGCCGAACTTCAGTCGAGGGACATACACATCGAAGAGGTAACTGGTCACCTTGTCCAAGGCTTCGACCGGCATAGAAAGGTTTTTTAAGGCGCTATCGGAATCCTTCAGCTTCTCCTTCAATTTCAAGAGTATGCTGTTTCTCAACTCTTCATCCTGGTGGGACTTCCAGCCGCCGTCAAACGCTGCATGGATAATTGCGTCCATATCAGCGCCTTTCCCGACAAGCGCCTGGAACTTTTTGATGTTCTCCGGGTTCTTCATCCATGCCTGGGGATCTTTAACGTACTCTTCCTGCATCTTGGCGATGGTCCAGGCATCAGCAGGGTTGGTGAACTCATGCAGGGCATCTTGGAAATTGCCGTTCAGCGCCTTTCTCAAGGCCAGTCCGGTCTTCGAGGATGCCAATTCGGAAGCTATCGTGGTATAGTGGAACCCGGACAAGCCCAGCTCTACGCTGGTATAAAGGTTCTTCGCCTGCACCATCGCTCTGCCGACAGGAACTCCGCGGATGATGTCCTTCGAGGTATAGTTGTTAATCAGCCGGGCCATTCCTTCAGGCGCATACCACTGACCTACATCGAGCGCCCCCACTTTTTCGACCCTCGGTCGAACCCTCTGATTCATACCGGCTGCCGCTTCTGCCTGCTCCTTTGTGGCATGAGTGGAGATGACGTTATCTACAAGCTTCTTCTTCCCGTTGACTTCTATCTCCTTCTTGCCGTCCACCACGTTCCACCCAGTCCTGATCCTGGCTTCCGGGTTCTCGCCCTTTTCCCGTTCGTATCGGAGGCTCGGATTTTCCCTGGTAGCATCTCTGGCTTCTTCAAGAGAGATAGGCAGGCCGTCCTTCATTTCGATCTTCTCGCCGGTCACCTTGTCGAAAAGATGGTAATTGTCCTTCAACTCAGGCCGCGTTAACACTCTGCTGAAGAGCTTTGCAACACGGTCATTGATCGCTACAAAACCTTCGGGCGGCCTCTGCCCCTTGCTGACATACCGGAAGGTGCCGTCGTTGATGTTCCCTTCCATCATCTCATGAGAGGCAAGGTACTTCTCGACGTTCTTCCGGAAGTTAACAGCGATGTCGGCAAGGTTGTCGGTCCTCAACTTCCCGCCCCTCTCCAGTCCCTCGGAGATCGTCTTCAAGGTCTGCTTCTTCTGCCAGCCTTTGTTTCCTTCGAGACTGCGTCCAACCAGGAAGTAATTCTCACCACTTCCCTCTTCCGCTCCGGGGATCTTCGACCACTGGACGCCGAAGCCCCAGTGACCCGCTTCCTTCTCCTTGAAATCGGGGTTGAACTCCTTGATCCGTCGAACCAGCTCCTCGTTTGCATCAGCCACTATGTTGAATACCCGTTCGAAGGCCGGATTAAGCTGCGTGAGCCTTCGGGCTGCCTCATCCCTGGTCCGTGCTGTCCTGATCGAATCGAGGGCTTGTACCCGCTCTGACGGCTTCAGGCCGTCGATTATCTTTCTGTCTGCCGCGAGCCTTCCTTGAAGTCGAAAAGCAACCTCTTCGGGCTGTCCCTTCATCTGGTGGAGTGAATCGAGCTGTTCAACCGCTACGTCTCTGGTCGGAGCGAAAAGATTCGCCACCAAGTTCCAGGTATGGGCAGCGCCCCTAATGAAATCGTTCTCCATCACCCGGCTCTTGGCCCTGGCAAGGATCGAATCGGACTCCTTCTTTGCCTCAATCGGCTTGACTGCTCTGGGCCGGATCAGCTTCGGCTGTTCGGCGTTAACGCGCTGCCACTTCTCAGCCAGATCCTTCGCCATCTTAGCGGCCCGATTTCCCAGGCCACCCTTATCCAGAACCTTCTTGATGAACTCCGGCGTCACTTCCTTATCATGTTCAAGGATTGCTTCAGCGAAAGCCCGTTCGCGGGGATCGGTGTAATCCTTCAGCGCATCCTCAAGGCTCATCGGCTCGGGACCGTGCTTCAGAACCACTTCCCCGCGCTCGTTCCCCAGGGTGTCCTTGACTCTGCCCAGGATCTCCTTAACCTTGTCCGGCCAGTACATCTCGTTCGTCCGTTTCGGCATCAGAAGGGCGACCGTCTCACCGTTCGCGTTCGTTCCCAGGAGGTGACTTCCCTCGGTCTTGTGTATCTGGACATCGGGATGTTGCTCCCTGATGTAGTCGTACAGCTTGGCGTCAACTTCGGTGCCATCGTTGAACCAGACAGACTCGTTGCCGTCCTTGATCTTGGCGAACGCTGCCGGTTCGATCGCTTCGCCCGGTTTCGATTTGACGAACCTACCGTAATCGACGGAGGTGGAGTAGCCGTCATCGGGTACTTCGCCCCTTACTGCCGCATTGCTGTTGCCGTACCAAGTCTGCCCATCAACGTCCGAAACCTTCCAGCCTGGATCTCTATCCCAGCTCGGCGCTCCAAACTTCCGGAACGTAGACGGCTTGCGGGCCGGGCGTTTCGCTCTGCCAGTAAAAGGGATACCTTCTGCAACCTCTTCAGCCGAATACTTCTTGGGCTGGCTGGCTTCTTTCGCGTCCCGTTTCGCCCTCTGCCGCTGAAGGATCGCTTCCCACCGCTCCCGTTCTTCGACCGGGTATTGTTCGTCTACGTTTCCCCCGCCTGCGCTGGAGAGCTGGGCCAGAACTTCCTCATGTTCCTTGCGGAGATTTCGCAGTTCTTCAGTCTTCGCAGACGGTTTCGACAGAGTTTCTTTGGCGGCTTTCGCCTCGGTCTTGATCCTCTCTTTGCGGTCGTCTATCTCCTGCCGCTTCTCCTTCGTGACCAGGGAATCGATCATGTTGTCCAGACGGGTGAAGAAACCGGACGGAGAGAAGCTGAATTTGTTCTCCTTGTCCATCCGGTAGTGATCTGTCGAGGCGAGTTCTTCTTTTGTTCCCGGCTCCTTGAGCGTGAACCAGATTTTGGGATCTTGTCCCCACTTGTTGCCTTCGATATGAACGGAGAAGCCACGGTACGCGCCAAACTGCTTCGCCAGCGACATCCCGGCAGTCTTGGCAAGGTCTGAGGCGAACTTGGCGAAGTCGCTCGCGGCCTGCTCTCCGGCTGCCTTCTTATTCGCGGCAACAGCTTCCTCGTTGGCTTTCTTGAGCGCCGCCTTGTCTTCCTTGGAAGCGTCCTCCGGGATCTCCTTCACCTTCGCCTTGAAGGGTTTGTTGTTGTCGATCCCCAGGTAAATATGCCACTTCTGGTCAGACGCCCGGAACTTGTTCGCGTTAACACGTTCTTCGATACCGTCGAGGATCTCATGCTCAAGGTCCGCCTGCCACTCGGCCATCTCGGCTTTCTTGACAGTATCTTCGAGGTGCCACCTGGAACTCTGTTCGCTTCTTACCACGGCTTCGAGCTGCCCGACTTTGGATCTCAGCTCGATCTCTTTCCGGATCAGGGGGTTCCCAGATGCTTCGGCCTTCATCGCTGCCGCGTTAACACTCTCCCCGGCGACATCTTCCATCTCGCGGCCTTCCATGCCGCCAGCCCGGAACTGTTCGGTAAAGCCTGCCTTCGCCTCGTTGATCTCCCACATCCGGGCGTCATACATTTGCTTCGTGGCATACCGGATAATCTCGACCTCAAACTTATCCGGATCGGCCATGTAGAACTCATTGCCCTGCCTGATGATTCGGCCTTCTCTCTGCTCAAGGTCTTTCGGCATCCAGGGAGCGTCAAGATGGTGAAGCGCAACGAGCTTCTTCTGGACGTTCATGCCAGCGCCCATCTTCGGTGTCGAGCCAATCAAGACCCTCACCCGCCCCTGGTTCATCAGCTCGTAAAGCTCGGCCTTCTTCTCGTCGGTCCTATAGTCATGGATAAAGACAATCTCTTCGGGAGAGATTCCCTTCTTTATCAGCTTCGTCTTCAAATCGTCATAGACGGAGAAAGCAGAACCGAGAAGGTCAGCCGCCAGTTCGTCCGCCGAAATCTGCACGGTGTCATCGTCGCCGTCCGCCTCTTCCTTTTTCATCTTGCTCTTCAGGATCTCGGCAGGTTCGACATCAGCCCCGACTTCATCCTGCGCCTGCCTCAGATTCTCACCCCGGTTCTTGCCCGGTACGGAGAGATCGCAGAAAACGAGCTGCGTTCCTTTCTTGTCGCTCCACTTGTTGTAGACTCTGGCAATCTCATCGACAGCCCTGTTAACCTTGCTACCGGGATGATCGGTAGCGTTGGGATCGAGCAGGCGAAGATCAAGCCCGGCCATGCGGGCATGAAGAGTGGCGTAAAGATGGTTGTCGATACGTGGATCATCCGGCATACTCTCCATGCGGTGAACGATCCAGTTCATGAAATCGGCCTGTTCCGGGGATCTCTCAACAACGAGGTTCTGAGGTTTTCCGCCTTTGACCTTCGGAACCGGCCACTTCCCGCCCCGGTCCTCTTCCATTTTTCTAAGCTGCGCCAATGTCATGACATCGGCAAAGTCATGGTACAGAGTCGAAAGCTCGGGCATGTTAACAAACTTCTTGAAGCGGGTAGTCGCCTTGAGCCTGCCGCCAGCATCCAATTCCCAGTCCGAAACTTCCTGACCGAAGGTGTTCGCCCAGGCGTCGAACTGGTGGATGCCTCTTTCCTTCATATCCTGGTATGAGAGATACCGCTGGAGGGTGTAAAGCTCGGCCATCGTGTTGGAGATTGGCGTACCAGTAGCGAAGTAGACCCCACGATCATTGTTCCGGTCAAGAAGGTACTGCGTCTTGATGAACATATCGTAAGCCTTCTTGCTCCCTGCGGAGTTGCCCAGCCCCTTGATCCTCTGTTTCCTGGTCGTGTAGAAGAGGCTGCGGAACTCATGGGACTCATCCACGAACAGGGCGTCTACTCCAAGATGGTCGAAATCGAGAACGTCATCCCGTGTTTTATCCTGAAGTTCCTTGAGCCGGTTCAAGAAGCGGTCTTTCGCGGCTTCAAGTTCCTTCACGGTCGGGTCTTTGCGACCGCCCTTCCCTCCACCGTCTTCGGGTTCGCCTGCCGCTCTTCTGGCTTCTCGAAGGGCTATCTCCAGCTCGTCCAGATGTTCCTGAATAACCCTGCGCTCGAAGTCCTTGGGCGGGTTGATGAACCCGAAAGAGGAATGTGCGATAACTACCGCGTCGTAATCGCCAGTTGCAATCTTGGCAATGAAGTTCTTTCGGTTCGCGCTCTTGAAGTCCCTCTTGGTAATCATCAGGATATTCGCAGATGGGTAGAGGGTTTTTATCTCCTTTGCCCATTGGCCGACCAGATGATTCGGGACGGTAATCATCGGCTTTTTGGCAAGGCCCATGCGCCGGAGTTCCATTGCGGTTGTGGTGACTGAGAAAGTCTTTCCGGCTCCGACACAGTGGTCAATCAGCCCTTTGCCCTGCTGAATCAATCTCCAGATGACATTCTTCTGGTGCGGTTTCAGGGTAATGATCTTATCATCGACCTTGCCCGGCGTAATAAGGTGTGAGCCATCCCAGGCGCGTTTGACATCGGTGTTCATGGTGTCGTTATAGATCCGTGTTAACTTCTCGCGGCGGTTGCCATCCTGCCAGATCCACTCCTTGAACTTCTCGATGATCTCATTCGCCTTGGCATTGGCGGCTGCGGTGGCTTCTTTGTCCAGGTACTTGTTGCCGTTGGCGTCTTCGCTCTTGATCTCGATGGTCTTGCCGTCGAAGATCTTGGGGATCATGTCACTGGCCGGGCTCTGCTGCGTTCCCCAGGTTTCCTCATTCGCTACCGTGCTGCCAACGCTCTTGGTGTCGATAATCCACTTCGCTGTTTCCGGGACATACTTCACATCTGTTCTGCCGCCAAGTAGATGCTCGACAAACTCCTTATAGACCTCTGCCGGAATCCAGTGAGAACCAAGACGAACCGTGATCCCGTCAGGGCTGACATCCCCAGGCTGCACTTTCTTCAGCGCCTCGATGTTCCTCTGCCATTGCGAGTCACCGGTCTTCTCGAACTTCTCCTGCGCCTGCTTCAACTTCTTCTTGACGTTGCCTGAAAGGTATTCGTCGGAAGTGACATGCCCTTTGACAGGATCGGTGAAGATCGAATCGCCCAGCTCCTTCAGAACCTCGGCGTACCTCTTCCCGGTCAACTCTTCTAGTCGGGGGATGTCAATACGACCGGTCTCCTGGAGGGAGATCATCAGGGCATCGTAAGCGGTATCCGCCTTTACTGCCTTGTGGTAGGGGACAAGCAGACGCTTCGTGAAGATCGCTGCCTTGGTTGCGGAAGCCTCTCTGGCGGGAATCCCATATTTCTTCGCTGTCGCTGCCGACACGCCTTTATCGTAGTCGCCTTCGAGCGCCAGAAGGTTTGGAAAATCGTTCAGGTCGCCACGCATGACGCGCTTGTTAACATCGGAGGAAATGTAGCCATGCTCTCTGACGAAATCGTCATAGACCCGGTTCAGCGCCTTCCGGAGAAGGTTGATCTTGCCTTCAGGCTCGTCAGACAGTTCTGCTCTCTGAAGCCTTCGGTAAGCGTCCCGGATATCGAGCATCCCCTTGACCCGCTCGAAGTCTTTCCCCTCAAGCGGTTTCGGGTTAGCCTCACCTACCAACGCCAACTCAGATGCCATCTCCCCGTTCTTGTCAGGGGTTCTCTGATACACCTTCCCGTCACGGACGAAGTACCCCCAAACCTTTGCCTCTCCGGGTTTCGGGATTATGGCGTTGGGATTATTCTGGCGCTCTATCCCGTCCTGTGCCTCAAACACATTCTGAGGAAGCTTTTCTATTGCTTTATTGAGTGCTTCTTCGAAGTTAACATCAGCCTTCGCCTTCAAACCGGGGATAGCGTCATACACCCCGTTCTTGACCTCTCCGGGGTGGAGCTTGTTCGCGGACGGATCACCCAGCATCATCTCCGGGTTCTTGGCGAAGTATTCGTTGACCCGGTACCCATGCCCGCCGTCTCCGGTCACGACATCAAGATTCTGCCATTTGGTGTCGGCTACCTCGCCCGGCTTTAACTTCTGGAAGAAGAGAATGTCGGTGGTTACCTCGGTGCCAGCATTCTTCTTAAAAGCATCGGAAGGCAAACGTATAGCCCCAAGGAGTCTTGCCCCTTCAGCAAGCCGCTGGCGGTCGGCGGGGTCTTTCTTGTCCATGAGGGACGAAGAAACAACCATTGCCTGTATGCCGCCTTCGCGGAGCTTCTTCATAGCTTTGGCGAAGAAGTAGTTGTGGATCGAAAGACCGGATAACTCCTTCTCTTTCGTGTCGGTAATCCTGGTGGCTCCAAAAGGAGGATTACCAACAGCCAGATCGAAATATCCGTTCTCGTAGTGAAGATCTTGGAATGGTGCGTTTGCGATGGTAGCAGAGGGGTATAGCGTCTTCGCAATGATGGTGGTCAGAGGATCAAGCTCTGTCCCAAAAAGGCGGGAACTGCTCTTCATATCCTCCGGCATCAGCCCAAAGAAGTGGCCGACGCCGACAGAGGGTTCGAGGACTCGGCCACCAGTGTAGCCAAGCCGCTCCAGGGCTTTGTATATCGCCCGTATAATGGGAATGGAAGTGTAATGCGCGTCCTGGGTGGAGCGCCTTGCCGCAGCGTACTCTTCCGGTGTTAACAGGGATTTAAGTTCTTCTCGGTCTTTGTCCCACTCGGCCTTCGCTTCGTTGAATATCTGGGAGATGCCGCCCCAGCCGACATATTTGACCAGAGCTTCTCGTTCTTCGGGGGTAGCCGCCCGACCAGTTTCAAGAATGTCTTTGGCAATACGAATTGCCGCGATATTCCCGCGAGCCTTGGTCTTTTCGCCGCCTTCACCGAGCTTGTCCGCGTCGGTGATGACGTAATCCTTCGCTACTTCTCGTCGTTCTCCGCCTCGCCCTTCATCGCGTTCTGCATCTGAACCATCGCGTCGTAGGTCTTGTCCACCGGGAGTTTTTTCTTCCGCTCCCGTCTCGTCGCCCGGTCGTCCTCTTCCATCCCGGACATCAGGTACATCGCTGCGTGGGCCGGGCTCATGTCGCTCAGTTTCTTCGACATCCTTGGTGTCTCCTTTCCTTGCCGATTCCTTCTCGTCCAGGATTATAGCGCCGTTTTTCGCTTCTTCATAGAATTTTCGTGCGAAAGGTTTAATAGGGTCAAGGCCGACAGCCGAACCGATCTCGTCCATCACCCGCTGAACGAAGCCTCGCAAGGCTTCGGCAGAGTCAACAGCCGCGTCTTTCGCCGCCTTCCACATATTCGTCAGGTGAGGCTTGATCTGCTGATAGGTCTCGTCATCGAAGGTCAGGCCGGAACTGAGCTTGTTCGGATCCTTAACCCCCTTGAGGATACCGATGATCGCGGCCTTGCCTTCCTGAAAGGCTTTCTCCGCGTTCTCCTTGGCGCTCTTCAGAGCTTCGTCGGGGGTCCGTTCAGACTTGGGCTGAGGGGCCTTTGGTTTCTTCGGCAGCTTCACTGCCTTCGGTGTTGCGGGAGCCGTCTCTTTGGCGGGGTCAGTTTCTTTTGGCGCAGAACCCTCCTTCTTGCCCTGGCGTTTCTCCTGCTCTTCCCGCCAGATTCGGTCGAACTCGTCCTCTTCTTCCTCGGGCTGCTTCGCTTCTTTCTTCTCCGAGGTAACTTCCGATGCAGACTCGGAGTCGAAACCTTTATTATCGTTGTCGGCCTTTGCCATCGCCTCCTGGGCATCCTTGGCCCGTACTTGAACAGTGGTCTCGTTCCCGGCACTGTCTCGCCCGGTTACGTCGAAAGTGGTCATGCCTTTTTCATGGGCAACCTCCACTTCTTTCTCGGCTACTTCATTCTTGCCACCTCCTTTTACTTCCTCGGTAACGGTGTTTCCGTTATCAGGTCCGGGGGTTGTCGATTTCTTCTCAGGTTCCTCCATTTTGCTGCCGCGCATCTCAACCAGCTCGTCCATTGCCTCGCGCATGGTCAAGCCGTCAACTGTCACGTTCTTGGGGTCGGTCTGGACCCTCCAGGTGCCATCCTTGGAGCGGATCGCTCGGTGAGTCCCTTCACCCTTCATTACAATGATCTCGTCCTTCGAGTTCACATCATGCCCGATGCCGGTCTGTTGAAGGTCTGTGAAAGTTACGTCTTCAACCGGCTTCGCTTCCTCGACCTTGAGAAAGGGTTTTTTCGTATCCCCTTCCCTCACCCACTGCTTGAAGTTATCGACGGAGGATTCGGTAATACCACCAATTCTTGAGGGTCCGCTTTCGTCGTAGTTGCGGAGATAAGCCTCTCTTGCCTGATCGAGCGTGTCATAGCCGAACATGATCTTGTGTTCGTCCAACTTCTTGGTCTTCGGGTCGATCTGGTCAACGACAAATACCTTGTCGCCGGGCTGCTGAACGTCCATGCCGGGACGGATGAATACATCGAGATGGTCCTTGTCCTTGCCGACTGTCCCCTTGATGTAGCCGTAATGGTCCCGCATCTCCGTCTGCCAAGTCGGCGGAGTGTTCTCCTTGTCGAACCGGATGGACCCTTTAGGGTTCTCGATGGCAATGTCAAGCCCGTGGATGTTAACATGACCTTTTTTGTAGTTTCCGGCCCTGGTCATATTCGGGGTAGGCTCCGGGCGCTCGTTCAGCGGGGAAGTGGCTGCTTCGTGGGCAATTTCATCAACTCTCGATTGCGGATACGGCGTTACATTCTCACGCGGCTGACTCATCAGGCTGGCAAAGGCGTCTGCCGGAGGTGTTAACGCAGGGGGCTGGGCTTGGTCAGTCGGCAGGACTCCCGGTTGACGGCCCCATACATCCCTCATCCTGGCTTGTTCTTCGGGGTCCATGAACTGGTAGCCGCTTCTCTGAATCGAAAGCTGACGCATGGCCGGATCAAGGAAGAGAGCAGTCTTGTTTTCCGAATCCTGTGGAACTCCGTAGCGGCCCGCAACCATTGCGTCGAGGGTTGCCTGTTCTTCGGAAGCAAGCTCCCGCTGAGGCTCTACAGCGGCCCCTCGGTTCAGAAACCATGCGTCGAGCGCACCCTTATCATCCCGCTCAGTGATGGTAGAGACAGCTTTGGAGTTAACTCTCGCCAGGATGTCATCAACTTCGGCGTCCGCGTTCAGAATGTCTTTGTCCTGTGTCGCGGCATTCTTGGCGAAATTCGCCTTGGGACTGGCGTCAAAAACCTGCTGCGCTCTCTGTGCGAACTCGCTGGAAAGTTTTTGGTCGTAACCACGGTCCCGCATCTCGTTGTAGACCGCATCATGCACAGCCCCTCCGTGGGGCATCATGCCGCGATTGGCAATATCCATTGCCGCCATCTGAACGGCAGATTCGGCACCGTCTTTCAATGCCTGCTCCACATCCCCGGTCTTGGCAAGAGTGGTCACGAAGGAGTCAACGCCGGAAACGCCTGACACAATACCTACCGATTTTACCGCTGTCTTCCCGGTGGTAGCTCCCATAAGCTTCATCGAAGTGGCAGACTTCAACCCCTCGGTGGCAGCATCGACAACATTCTCGGAGGTGTCGTAGGTTTCGAGGGCGCTCTGGCTAGCCATCCCCGCGACACCGAAAGGCAAGGCCGGAAGATATTTGATAGCTCCGCCGACACCATGAGCCATAACCTTGTTGACCTTGCCCATAAGGTCGGTGGGTTCCGAGGTTTTGAGATATTCGTCCTGGACCTTCTTAACTCTCGGCTCCCAATAGGCAAGGTTTTCGTCATAGCCAGAAGTATTCACCCCCAGTGCCTTGTTGAGACCTCGACCCATCTTATTGACGGCGACTGGAGCTTCAACTACTGTGCTGGCGATATCCTTCCCGAAATCAACTATGGGATCGTACCAGTGAGATTCTTTCTTCTCCGGATTAATTTGATCGAAGATGTCTTTGCTGCGGTCGCCTTGCTGGATTTGATCGAAGATATCACCCATTAAAACGTATACCCCGCTTGTTTAGCCAATGCGCGAGCTTTGTTATTGTCGCCTTTGGCCTGCTGGAGAAATGCTCTGGCTGTAGCCTCGTCAAGAGACTTGGTTTTTGTGGCCACTACCGGCTGTGTTAACGCAGGTTTACCTTTGGCTGTCTTGCCGCCACCGGTAAAGACCTCGCCGTATGTATCATAATGGTCCGACATTGCATCCTGGTACGCCCTGCGGTCCTCGTTCTGTTGCGCTCTGGCTTCCAGATATGACTCTCTGTCATCCTTACCCGCCAACGATATGGCAGCCTTTTTGCTCTTGTTCCACTGCGTCAGAGCCGCCCTGACCGACTTACGGCTCGCCTGCTTGTCACGGTATTCTTCTTGCCTCTCCAGGCGGTCCATTGAACTGCCGCCACTCCCACCGCCTTCCTTCCGAATATCCCACGGCTCACCGATCAGAACAGGGTATAAGGGGTCGGAAACATCAGCCATCTGCTTTCGGTTGCCACCCACTCCGATTGCCTGGATTACCGGATTTCGAGGTTGGCGATCCGGTCTGACCATCTTGGCAACCGAAAGAGCCTCCGGCAGAGTTGCGGCACCATCACCGACCAGCCCTTTGGCGACTTTTATCTGAGCCTGCGCGTTGTCTCCGGCATCAGAGACATCAATCTTGTCAAGCATTTTACCGATGGCTTTGGCCTTGATCTTGGCGTCTTGGTCTTTGATTGGCGCATCATCCCCTAGCCTCGCCCGTTCGGCCATCAGAGCGTCACCAAGAGCCTGATTCGATTCAACGTAGCCTTGCAGGGCGACTCCAGGCACGGTAAGGACGGTAGAATTGGGGTCTCCATTCGCTCGGCCATAGGTGACAGGGGCCTTCCCGAGACTCTTTCCGTCTTTATCGAAGCACTCAACCTCGAAAGACAAAGAGTTGTCCGGGTTGATCGTAATTCCCGCCAACCTCTTCGAAGCTATTTCGTCGTCCAGTCCCTTGTTAATCGAAGGAGCCAAGGCTATATTCGCGGCCCGGAATAACTCCGGGTCTTGCTTCTCGGTGACATAACCAGCCTTTCCCGGCTGTGCAGCCGCCGTCTGGCTGTATTGCTGGAGTTTCTGGTTGAGAACCTTGAAAGATATCGCGGTCGCAGCTCTACCGGCATCATCAAGACCGGCATAGACGGGGGAGATGTTAGCCAGATCGTCGGCACTCATCTTGCTGCCATCGATCACAAGGTCGGTCTTGCCCTCCGAGTTAACGCGCTGCTTGACCAACCCTCGATCCTGGACGTACTTTTGCCCATAAGGGTTGAGCTTCTCCAAAGGAAGAACGGAGTCGCCGTTAAGCATGGCTTGATTGACCTGAAAATTCAGTGCCTGGGCATCATCCAGGTCGTTCTTCTTCTGGATCTGCGCCATCTGGGCATCGTGGAGTTCCTGCGCCCTTGCATCGACATTGCGCTGGATATCCATGTGCTGCTGATAATACTTGTTCTGCCTGAAGTGGTTATCGAGTCCGATGTAGGCACTCAGCCCTTCCATGACGGGATTGTCACTCATTACATTAGCTCCCCTACGAGATACCCAATCGCAGCGCCGATCACAGTGCCTACGACCGGATATCCGCTGCCGATCTGGGAACCGATTGCCGCACCCGCAGCGCCACCGGCTGCCGTCATGCCGTATTGGGCTTGCCGGTGTTGCGCGTCCATCTGCTTCTTGGCGATATCGCGTTGCGTCTCCAGATGCGCTGCCTGCAAAAGCCCACCTTGAGCTTGAGCCTGCTGCTGTTGGGAAACATCAAAGAGTCCAGCCATTAACTGCCTCCGTTCCCGGTGTTAACGTTGAGCTGAGTAGACGGGTCGTAATATCCGGTTCCCATCATGATGGCGCGGTCACGGTCAGCGATTCGTTGCCTGATCGTGTTTGCAGCGTCAACTACTGCCGCCGATCTACCGATGTTGTTGACCTTGTTCAGATATGCCTGTTGTTCCGCCGTTGGGGCCAGTCCCATTCTCGACAAAGCCGTATTCTTCATGCCTGTCGCCGCGTCAAAGGCTGTTCCGGTCTTTCTTATCCCCTCCTGCACCTGATTGGTGTAAATGGACGGGTTCATGTAGCCGGTCGAGGCAATCAGCGCATTCTCTATCGGCTGGAACCTTGCGAGATAATCATTCCACTGCGCCCGTGTTAACGTGGCCCCCATTTCTGCGGCCTTGCCTCCTGGCACAATAAACAATGGATTATATGCTGGGGCTGCGGGATACATTACCGAGGTGTTGGAGTAGTCCGGCACCTGGGGAGATGCCGGTTGAGAAATGGGAGCGGTGTCCCATGTCGTTGTTGGCTCTATGCTCAGTGCTGTTGTCATGTTCTTACCTCAATGGTCCCAGTCGCGGATTGGGGCCATTCCAGAAACTGAAGGTATTGTTCCCGTTCAGACTGAGTCCTTCAACGCCTGCGCCGCCGTTATACTGATACTGGGACGGGTCAAACCCAGACGGGTTCGAAAAGTGTCCATAAATAGCCGCCCCCGTGCCTACGCCCGACGCTATGGCGCTTGCCAGAGCTTGGTTCGTTGCCTCGGTGTTCTTGGCCTCGGTAATGGCTTTACCGGTTGCGTCCGTTGCGGCTGCACCGAAACCTGTCATTGCCGAAGAAGCCTTCCCTTGCCCGAGGTTTACTACCGACTGCAAGCCTTTCGCATGAGTGTCCTCTATATTCTGGGCAGCGGTGACCTGGGCTTTCGCCAACTTCTGCCCCAATGCGGCTGTCGGGGCAGCTACAACCTTGCCGCTGTTGGGATTCACTCCTTGGAGGCTCGGCAGAGCGGCCCCTACCCCCTGGGCCACGTCTGCGTTAACTTGGCCTGCCGCACGTTCCTTCATGGCTTCGGGACTGCGGGAGACATCTTCGATATACTCGTTCTCGGACGGCATGAGCCGGTTCTGGTGATCGTTCCACCTCTCGATAGCGACCCGTTTCAACTCAACTTCCTGCGCCGTTTCTGGCACCTCGTTGTCGCCACCCTTGTAACAGACCGACCGGAACAGGATCCGGTCCGTTACACTGGGGGAGAAGATGTTAACTCGTTTCATGATGTACCCTTCTGAGACGGGAAAAATCTCAGCGATTCACTGTTCTTATGCGCCCACGCGATTCCGGTGCGATTGCCGACCCGCTTCCTCATCTCCATTCCGAAATTCCTGAACCCGGCCCGGCCTATCGTATTGAAGCAATCAACCACCCAGAGAGTGCTGCCTCCCGTAATGTCTTTCGGTCGCCGGTATAAAACAGCCGTTTCGAAATCTTCAGGTTCAACGAACCAGTACATGGCAAAAAAGCCGATTTCCCCGGTCTCTCTGCGCTCAACATAGAATTGACCCAGCTCCAGGCACTCGATCAAGAAGCTGAAAAACGGCTCATGGATCGAGCCGCCTGCGTTCCGGTAGGTCAGGACGATCTCAAGGTATAAGTCCTTTTCAACCATATATGGTGCATCAAAGCATCAACTTTGTTGAATGTCAAATTGCTGAAAAATGGCTGCTTTTAAGGAGTTTCCCACGTTATCGCCTCCACTTCTTCCTTAGTCGTAGCTGCGTTAACTTGGTTTCTTAAGGTAAATTTTTTTTGATACCGTAACAGACCGGCAGCGCGGATCTCCTTTGCGATCTGTTGGACTTGTACCAATAAACATACCTGTGTCTGGTTATTCGCATCCGTCACTTCCGCATAAGTAGCGCCCACCTCTTCCATGTAGGTTGCCAACTCTTGCATATTCTCCAGATCGTTATTGACCCCTGACCGCCTCGCATCCATCGAGAAACCGAGCGAAGTCATGATTGTCCCAGCCATGCATTCACACTCGAACGCGCGTTTGATCTCGGTAAGCTTTGCTGCCTTTACTTGTTGCAGGGTAGGGTCTGGCGGAGGAACTACCACAGGCACATTATCTATGATATGCGTAGCCTCTTCAGGAGGATTTAAAAAAAATTCTTGTCCTGTGCCAACTTGAAGATCAATCATATCAGGTGGGGCAATTACCCGTTTTAAAATTTCACCTGTAGTTACGTCATACACCACTATTAACACTACCTTTTAACCCCCATTAATGTTAGGCATCTATTTGACGCATAAGCTAGATTTCCAGAAACAACAATTGAATATGTGTAAGTACCACTTGAAGGTTGATCTGTTAATTCTGGTGTTATCATACCTTCATATGTTTGAAATTGCTGCACAGATATTACTCGTGACCAAATTGTACTACCGTCTCGTTGAATCATTATAGTTCCTGGGCTACTGTTTAAACTTAGTACTATGGAACCAAAGATCAAAATTGGAAATGTCCCATCTGTTGTGATAGTTGCAGATTGAACAGTACCCGCCGATACAGATGCTTCTGTATACACCGAAACAGGTATAGTTACCGCATTGCCAGCAATCTTCAACGTTCCAACCTGGGCATCATGGATCATCGCACTGTAGATGAACGCATCATCAGTATAGAGCTTACCGCCATCAATCAGGGTTGTTCCAGTTCTCGTCCAGTTCATCATCCGAGTGTATGCTGGAGCTGCATAGGAATAAGCATAGTCAGCCGAAGATTGTGCCGTTGCTGCATTATTCAGCGCGGTGATTGACCTTGAATTTGCGCCTGCCAGGGTCGTTGCATCGGTTTGCGAAATACCCGCGAGTGATGTAGGCCGGTCCGACAGATTCCCATACCCACCTGACCCGGCAAGAAACTGTACCGCCCCGCGAAACACCCCCGCATTGAACTCGACGTCGCCGTTTTTGTTGATGATCCAGCCCGCCAAACCGGGAACATAGTTCGTACTCTGCAAGATGTTGGCAATCATCGCATTCGTGATGTGCCCGCTGCCGATGATAATCTCGGCAATCGTCCCGACTGCCGCATAAAGCTTATCTGCGGATAAGGAATGGACCTTGGAATTGGTGACGGTTTCGTCCCCGATCAACACATCCCGCAGTACCATCCGGACGACGCCGTTCACAAGCCCAACCATGAACGGCGATTCCAGCTCCAGGTCCGCATCACAGCTCCAGGTGACGGTCCCGTCCACCACCGTCTGTCCCACCGTCGTAGGCCACACCGGCTCGGTTGTTCCGGTAGTCCCCGCAACCGTCGCCTTGTAGGCTCTGCCGTTGGGCCGCGTCGCATAGCCGTAGGCATTCAGGCTCACCGCCGTCAATGGCTTCCATTTACCGTTCTGCAGAAGCTCAAGCACATAAGATGGGTCGTCGGCGGTGGAGCCTGGAGTCCCGACGGTGGCGTTAAAAGGTCCCTCATTCCCCGCGATGCTCACGCATCTGATCCAGTAATAGTAAGTTTTTGACAGACTGGCTTGAGACGGAGTGTCCGGATAGACGTTTGCTTCGGTGGTGCCTATCAATACGGCTTGCCCGAGGTTGTCTGTGTCGGCCCGCCATATTTCAACATGCGAATAATATAGGTATGCCGGATCGATCCAGGAGAGTTCTATCGTTCTGAAGGCCCCCGAGACAACAAACCCAGTCAACTTGGGGGGCGAACTGGTGTCGAGATAAGGATCCAGAGCGTCCGGGAGATCTGCCGAGCCTCCAGAAGTTCCGACTGTGGCAGTGGTGCCGAAGCCAGATTCCTTCAGGCTCTTGAACCAGTTTCGAAGGATGTTGAAAGCATTTCGGATCTCTGACGGAGTAGCTTTGGTAGATATGCTGGGAAGATTCGGGACATCCATGTTAACTCCGTTAAGAGGCGAGGTTCGCTATATTCGGGGCCATCGAGACCGACTGGATTTTTCCGGAAGAGGAGACGGAAAACTCCCACTTTTCCGCGAGGTACCCACCCGGCAGCCGGAACGGTTTACCGTCCGCTACGGCCTGGGTGTGCTTCAATACACCGTCTGCATAGACCTTGAAGGTAATCGGATACGAAGACCCTTTGACCTGGGCAGCGCCCATGTTCAGTGGGGCCTCGGTTAAAAACGCCTTGGATTCCCATGTTAACGTCAAGGCAGAACCGGCATCCCATTCCGACACCTTCCCGTCCGATCCGACCAGATAAAGCTTTCCGGTAGCCTGATCTGCATAGCCTGCCGTGGCAGAGACATCGACAAAGGCAAAATCCTTGGTCTCAGGATCAAAGACGAAGCCGCCTGGAGTGCCGTTGTTGTAGAACCCGACATAGAGGTCGTTCCAGCGATAACCCGCCATGGAGGAGGGGCTAAGAGCTTGCCAATCGTCCCGGTCAAAAATCCCCTCGGTAACCATGTCAACCCGCCCGGAGGCAACCATCATTAACCCGTCAGGAGCTGGATACATCACGGAGTAGCCCATATCAACCACCCCCCGCTTCGAGACGCAGGATTGTCCGGACTCCAACTTCTCAGCCGTCATAGCGGAAGGGTCTTGCAAGATGACGACATGGGGCATCCCGGTCGTAGAGACTAGGATATAGTTGCCATAGGCTCCGATCCCCACAATCTCCGAATCGAAGGAGAGACGATACTCCAGGGGCCAAGCATGAGGTTGGTATGGTACGGAGACACACAGCTCGTTACCGACGAATCCCGCCAGAGAGCCGCAAGGCAGGGGCGTGAGCCCTTTAAGACCAGAGGGAGGAGCGAACCATGTGGTGCTGACCAGAACGGCTCCAAGGGCCTCTGAGGCGACCGTATCATGGTAGGTGGTATTGGCTACGGGCACCGTAGCCACAATCTGATACTCCGTGGTAGCGGACCCCTTGTTGACCCGATAAATCCTCTTCTGGGTCACGTTGTAATTGCCGTTGGGGGACGTGCTCATCCCGGAGAGGTCAACGTACTGTCCCGGTGCCACATCGACCACCAGAGAGGCATCGCTTGGTGGTCCCTCCTCGCCATAGACCGAGACATAGGTGTAAATATAGGTCCGGGACTCCACCAAGGAGGGATCTTCATTTGTAATCGTGCCGCCGACCGTACAAGTCGGGGCCGCTAACGGATCTGGAAGCCCGAGGAGATAGGAATTGTTCGGGTAGTCGGTGCCCTGCCCTGCCGTGGCGATATCGTTGGCGGTCATCTTGGGACCGCCCGTATCCCCGGTAAAATACACCCTGGCATACGGATCATTGGCAATGGGGCTATCAACAGCGTCTACGTCGGTGATCCAGTGGAACCAGACGGACGCCGCCTTGTACCGGAAGAGAGATAGTTTGGTCCCGACTTTCGACAAGTTCGAACTGAAGAGCAGTCCCTTATACGGCTCTAGCCCTCCAGACCCGAGCTTGCAGTTCTGGGCGATCTGTCCGGCCTGCACTGGTAAGAGGTGCGGCTCGATTTTTGGAGCCACCCCTTTGAAGTTGTCGAGCTTGATGACCATGTTAACTCCGGGCGTTACTGTTGCGGAGCAGGCGGTTGAGCGGGCATGTTCGGGGAGTTGACGACTTCAGCCTTTGACTTGATCCCGAGAGCACTGGCGAAAGCTTGGAAGTGCGATTGTGACAGAGAGGTCGAGCTGGGAATGGATGAATCCTTGTCGAATGCCCGGTAACAGACATAATCAACAAGCTGGGCTTCGTAGATGTCGTCAACCGAAATCGCGGCAGTCGTAATATTGGCGACATCAATGACCGCAGGATATTCCGACTGGATCACTTCGATCTTCTGGGCCGTGTTAACAGGCTGGGGAGGGAAGACGTAGAATACCTTCTGGTCCTGCTCGTCAAACGCCGCAATGAGAACTTGCGCGGCAGCCGGCTCCGTGTGCCAACCGGGAATGATGGTGTCCAACACGTCTCTTTTCAGGCACCGAATCGTCGATCCAGGAGTCAGCCCATCAGCGCCCATATTACGGATTGCATCTAGCAGAGCTATACCGGTAATGCTCTGCTTCGTTCCCGCTACGAGAGAAACGTTGGATGTCGCTGCGGTGGCATTCGGTTTCACCTCGGCAATTACCCTCTGTGCCTCGTTGAGCCAATCCACCAATTCCGCATCGGTCCATCGGACCTTCCCGGTATCCTGAAGGATGAGCCGCACCTTGTCGGTCAGAATCTTCGAGACTTTTATCGAGGCTGCCATCAATATCCTCCACGCCAGGATTGCCTTCCTGTGCGCTCCTGAAAGAAGCCGACTCTCTTTGGGCTATGAAGCTGCAGTACTTGGTCTACTTGACTCCGCATGAACGCCTCAAACTGCGGTTGAACGATAATGGCAATGCCCTGCCCCCCCACCATCAGAACTACGTCCCGGAAAACCTGATCGAAAAGGCCGTTGAAGGGAATCGTGCTCGACAGAGCTGTTAACTTCGGGGGGTTCATGTAGTAAAGCCCCTTGACGGAGATGGAGGAGTCGGGAGTCGGATACAGGTACACGGTACTTCCCAGCAGTTCGTAATACTGGGGCTGTCCCGGTTCCGGGAAGCTGTACCGCGAGGCGGGGGGCAACGGTTGGAGCTGGTAAGTCGCACCTCCATAGGTGACGAAGGGGGGTTCGACGAATCCAAGATAATCAGAAGGCAGAGTGAAGTTGTCGGTCTCTGCCGCAACCGATATATCTGGGTTGAGAGGCGTCTTAATCAGGTCCGAGTGCTTCAGCCATAAACGCTTGACGATGATATCAAGAGCCGCCTGCATGGCATCCAGAAAGGACATGCTGATATTCGCCTTTGGGATGCGCGGCAAGAGAGAGGTGAGCAGTTCTCCAACCGTTGCCATTGTTGCTTACTCCTTCGGGGGGATCGCGGCCAGAGCGTCAACGACTTCCTGGGCAGTCACCGAGAAACCGGTAATTGCGGAAACATCGCCGACTTTCGGCATGGCCGGACGGCCACCAACAGGTGCCGAATAGTTAGCGGGGTCAATCGACTGCACAGCCTCAAGGATCTTAGCCTTGCGTTCGTCATCGACCGAGGGACCGGTTTCATTTGCAGGCAGGGCGATACCCATGCCAGGGGCCGGTCCGGATTCGGCGGTGTCGCACAGTTCGTAATCATCCCGTTCAAGGGCTGCGGGATTGAAGTCGTAAACAATCCCAGTAATCTTGTTGCGAATGAATTTCATTCTTCAGCCTCCAGAAAGTTTCAGGGGGAGTTGCCTCCCCCTTATGGGTTACAGAGCGATGCACTCGACAATGACCTGGACCTTCGGCACCACGGAGGCTGCAGTACAGGCAACAGCCATCGCGGCTCCGATGTAGGAGTCCACCGCCGCCTTCTTGAAGCCGGTAGTCGCGAGCATCGAGCCTGCTCCGAGGGTGATTGTCTCGGCGGTAGCCTTGGCGTCCGCCGTGGCTACGAGTCCATCAGCGTCAACAGCGGTGTCATCGGACACTTTATAAACGCCGATGTTGATCGTTGCAGAAGCGGCACCGTCATTCGCAGTGATGACCCTAAGCCATGCCCGGATCGGCATCGCATTTGCCGGTAGGTCCATAAGCTTCACGATGTCGGATGTGCCGAGCAGAGCACCTCCGGACGCAAGCGGGGTAGTACTGAGGAACACGGTGTTCTGGATGAAAAAAGACCGGTTCGCCAGAGTCGGGACAGGGGCGTTGAGCGTCGGAACATGCTTCTGCCCCAGAAGAGCGCTATACAGGGACATGATTATTCTCCTTAAGAAAACCCCCGTCATATTTCAGACGGGGGGGCTGAAGTTAACTCCGATTACTTGTGCGCCACGATCAAACCGAGGGACTGGGATTTGACGGTTTTGTAACCGTAAACCTTGAGCGCCCGGAGGATCTGCCCGAAAGCAGTCGGATGCGGCAGGAGTTCCTGCTCCACAATCTGCGAGGCGAACGTAACCGCCGATTTGTGGCCGAAGGGGATGTATGTGTTGGAACCGCTTACATACAGATTGTTCGACCTGAAGATGGTGAACTGACCGAGTTTGCCAAGCTTCCCGTTCCTCAGAACGTCCTGGTTTGCGGGAGAACCCATCGAATCGGCTCTTCGAAGTTCCGACTTCTGGAGGAGGTTGCAGGCCCAGGTAGGCAGGATGATCCATCGCTCGTCATCTTCCGGCACGTTCTGTTCGGAGAGAACAGCTTCGGCGTCCATGATGAGGTCAAGAATCGGGGTGGTGCTGGAAGCGCCGTCCTTGCTCACTGTCAGCGGAGACCCGGCAGTACCAAGGTTGTACCCAGCCGAAACAGCGCCAGCCGTAGCACCCTGGTTGGAAGCGTGGGCATCAAGGACGATGTTCGAGAGAATGTCCCGGTCCACCGCGATAGCCATCTGCTTGCCGCCGTCATCGCTCCATTTGTCCATCATGTTGATGTCGTTCTGGAGCCGGTCGATACTGTCGATCTTCAGGGCGAAGTACTTGGCCTTGTTGATGTCCAGCTCGACATCCGCACCATCAGGAGTCTCGTACACAAGATCCTGGCCTTTGACGTAATCACGAATGGTCACGTCGGGGACGGTGCGGATGATGACCTTGTCGCCTCGCTTACTGATCTCGCCTTCGTAATCGGTGTTGGCGATCTCTCCGAAAACGGTCGTCAGGTAAAACTTGATGAGCGTTTTCTGCGAATAAATCTGGGGGGTATATTTGCCCTGCCCGGCACTGGAGTAATCAGGGTACCCCGGAGCGCGTCCTACGAAAGACATGGTGGTTGATCCTTTCTGTCAACTATGTTGACGATCAACCCGCAATAATCCTCCCCTCCGCGTTCGCGCGGGTAATGTCAGCGTCTATCGCGGCGGAGTCTTTCTCTCTGCCGCGATATTTGCCGAGGGCGACATCCTTGTAAAACTGGTTTACTTCGGATATTTTCCAGACCTTACCCTGGCTGTTCGGATCGGGGGGAGCGCCGCCGCCGCTTCTTCCGGGAGATACAAGAGACTCCCTCGGATCGGACGGTGTCGGCGTTGCGGGTGCCGTGTTAACATCGGTGGTCTGCGGTGTTTCCACCAAACCGTTAGCCTGTCCGTACTGCTTGAAAATTGTCACAAGACCGTTGAGGTTCCACCCATCGTTCGCCTTATTGAAGCAATCGAGGTAGCTCATGCCGCTGAACGGTTCGCTATTGGTCTGCAACCACCCGGCAAAATTAGGATCTGCCATAATGTTGCGCCAATTCGCTACCTGTGCGGTGAGCGCCTTCTCAAAACCTTCCTGGCGACTTCTGAGGTTTTCTGCGGCCACATCTTCCACCGATTTCTGGACCGTTTTCACGGTTTCCTGAACCGTGGTCATCTGACCTTCCAGAAGAACCTGCACCAGTTCGCGCATCTGCCCTGCCAAATCAGCCCCGACTTCATCCGAGAGCTTTGACATTACCTCCTGGACTTTTGCGGCGGGTGCGGCTGGGGTTTGAACCGGCTCCTGCTTCACCGCGAGCTGTTGAGTTAGCTGGGTGAGCTGCGATTCCAACATGCCGATCCGCTGAAGATTCTGCTGTTCCCTCTCCTGAGCGGATCTGAACATGCCCTGCAACGTCTCCCAACGGGCCTTGTAGGTTTCGCCGTTAGGGTCTTCATTGATCTGAGGCGGTACATTCTGCTGGATCGACGCATCTGCCGGGAGGTTGCTCGCCCCTGGATCATTGGGCGGCGTCCCTGCCGGGACTTCTACCGGGGGCGTGTTAACTCCGGTCATTGCATCAATCTGCGCCTGTGCTCGCTCAATCGGGTTTTGAAAACCGTTCATGCTGTTACTCCTTACCCTGCTCTTGGCTAGGGTTTTCGTGGGATACCGGCCATCGGCTGGCTCGGTTAAAATGCCTTACGCATCTGGATTTGTGGCTCCTGCCTCGCCCTTATCTTCTTGATCTGATCGTCGGCGGTGTCGATCAGATTGCCCAGCTCTTCAAGAGCTTGGGCGTGTCCTTGTAAAACCCGGTACTGTTCGCCAACTGCATAGCGGAGTTGCCGGTCGATCTCCTTCAACTGGTCATCCAGGAGCGTTCTAACTGCCGAACCCTGGAGCTGGCTCAGTTCGCGGAGGGTCTTGTAATCTTCTGGTGCCTTCATTACGGGGTAACTCCTGCACGGTTCTGGAACAGGTTCCCGTTCGGGTTGCCTGCCGGGTTGCCTGCCGGGTCAAGCACCTGGGGACTCGCTGCCGGAACTTGGCCGCTCCCTGGTTGACTGCCGCCGACAGGGGACGTGCCCCCCTGGCTCTGCGCCTGCTGCATCGCCAACATCTGCTGCATCTTCTGGTACTGCTGAACCAGCGCCTTCAGGTCGTCGCCACTCGGAATGATGTCCTGGGTGTCGATCTCAAGAGCCTGGGCAGCAATCTTCAGAAGCTTCGCCCTGCCGCCAAGCTGAAGGATCTGCATGTCGGTCGGGTTGTTGGTCATCGCCAAGAACTCGTTGGTCCGTTGGATCTTCTGCTCTTTCGCCAGAAGCGAGGAAGAACCGCGAGCGATGATCTTGCAGTCACCCTTGATTTCCTGATCCGGGTCGTAGAGCATGTTGTAGTCGTAGAGTCTACTGATTGCCCCGGATACCATCTTGTCGATATGGGCAATCAGCTCCTTGATGCCCCGGCTTGCGTTGGTCATCAGCATGGACAGGCCGGAAGAGGTTGCCCCCGCGCCACTCAAGTTCGTGCTGCCGAAGGCCCAACGGGGAATCCCGGTCTGGTCCTCGGAGAGAGCAGCAAAGAAATCAAAGACCTGAAGAAGTGGCGCGACAATGACGTTTGGTTGATTGAACCGGATCGCCGGAGCTTCAGACATCTGTTGATTGGTTGACTGCCAGATCTTCCACGGCCAGATTTCTTCCGAATCAGACTGGAGCCGGTCGGTGTTAACTTCGACCTGCGGGCCTGACGCGAGAGCCGCGTTGTTCACGATTGCTCGGGCAATGGCGTTGCACACGTCCTGAAGGTCTGCCATCAGTTGCGGAACGCCTTTGCCCCAAAAGGAGCCGGGGACTCTCTCGAAAGAATCTACGCTATACGGCTTTCTCCCCAGCTTATCCGGGTTCAAAATAGCCCGGATCACATAACTGCCGACCTTCCAAGCATTGATTTCGTAGTCAAGATCCTGGTCGATCTCCTCCTTCAAGCCCCACTCGATCAAGAGTCTGCCCTGAACGCTACCCCAGAACTCAAGCGCCTCGATCTTCTCGCCATGCGTTAACATCTCCGTGTTGCCGGAAAACTCCAGGATCGACCGCTCCATATCAATGGGGAGAGTCTGTTTGTATCCGGTGCCGTATTCAGCCAGAACCTTTCTGATGTTCTCTTCGCTGTATCCGGGAACGCCAAGCATTGCCTGAAGTTCAGACCGTGTTAACTCATGGCGCTCAATCAGGTAGCCATCGTCCGGATGCCTGGAATCCGGGGCCGGATAGAGGTCGAATGGGCTCACTCTCTCGAACTCAGGGACGATATCTTCAACCGCCCTCACTTCCCACTTCCCGGTTGCCGGGTTTTGCACCCATTTCTGGACTTTCCGCCTACGCAGGACCGGGCCTTTGAGAATGGAAGCAGGCAACGTGATGATGTCATTGACCACGGCCCAGAAGGCGTCATACCAACCGCCTTCGGAGAGTTGATCGTCCATCTTGTCCGCCATCCGCTCCGCTCGCTTCTCGGCTTCTTCCCGGATTTCCGCCAGCTTCTTGTCATAGAGCGATTCTGCGTATTCCCGAATCTCACAGGCAAGATCGGCAGGATCAATCATCTGGCCTACCATCTGCGCCTGCCTGAGTACTTCGTTCCAGATCTGCTCGCACTCCTGATAAATCTCGGCCTGTTTGTCGGGTGAGATCGACGGGATCGGAGTTGGTTTGATGCCCCAGGGTCTCTCGCCGACCGGTCGGAGGATGTCGTTGACCCATGCTTCGGCAGCCCTGCATTTGGTGGAAGTCAACAGGACATAAACCTCGGAGCCGCCCATCTTCTGGATTGCCACCATTTTGTCGGCTTCGTACACCCCGGCCCGCTGTCTGAGGTTCCTCAACATCTGGCGTTCGACGAGTTGCTTGGCCTGCCGTGCGTCACCCCAACATTTGTCGATGTAAGCGGCAAGGGAACTGATGTACTGAGGCTGGCCCTGAGACGCCTCATGTCGTTGCCGGGCTTTCTCGTTCTGCTCTGCCTCCAGAACGGCGGCACTCTTGAACGGGACAATACCCAGAGCGGCTACACCAGGTTGTGAGTCTCGAATCGGCAGCAAGTTAACTCCTGAAATAAAAAATGGCCGGATCGCTGATGAGGAGGTGGCATCAGTCAACCCGGCCATGCGCCATTCCCAAGGAGACTTTTGGGCGGCTACAGAATCCGTCTTCTATTCAATTTTTGGAGCCGTGAGAAGGACTCGAACCCTCGGCAAACTGCTTACAAGGCAGTTGTTCTACCGACTGAACTACCACGGCTGAATTTGGTAGCAGGGGCGGGAACTGCACCCGCGACCTGATGCTTATGAGGCACCCGCGCTACTACTGCGCCACCCTGCTATTTGATCCTTTCTGACTTCTCGATATCCTGAACCCCACCTTGAATAAGATTCACGATAACCTTTCCGGTGAAATCGCTACATTGGAGCACTCCGGCAGCCTTTAACACAGCGACGATATCGCGTTTGGCTTCTTTGGTCAGTACCATTTCGGCAGTATTCTACAATGTGGTTTTTTTTTGTCAAGAAAGTTGAATTTCAAGTGGTGAAAACCGATACTGTTGTTGCATTTGCTCCAACTTTCATGTCCACCCTTTCGGGCTGGGCCTGCCCCTTGTCCCGCTGGCCGAAGAGTTGCGCCTCCTGGTCTGGTTTACAAACGCTGAAGGAAGAGGCAAGACCAGCCTCAGATGCTTGCCAATCGCGTAGCTCATCACTCGGTCGTCGTTCCTGTTAACATCGGCCTCCATCTTCCCGTTGTCCTGGATCTTGAACGACATCATCTCTTCGATGGTCTTCGGGCACCTGATTCCGTGGGAATTTTCCCGAACTTCCTTGATGAGATTGTCGATTATCAGGGGCCGGGTCGCATTGCTGGTTAACCATCCGAACCGCTTCCGGGGCTTCCCCGGAGGCTCCGGCACCATCTCCGCGTATACTCTCGGGTAGTTCTCGTTGACGAGGACGGTGACGACCATCAATCCATGGTTGTTCCTTTCCGGGGCAATCCAGGCGTTGTTGTAGCGTCTGCCCAGGGCGATCAGAATGAGACCGAAGGCATCGGGGTCGATCTTGCCGTGCCATTGGGCGACCTGAAGGCCCGTCCTATGGTCGATGACATCAGCACAAGAAAAATCGCCCTCTTTCAAACCCTCCGACACGTCGGCAGAGATAATGTAAGCTCCGCCCGACTTCGGCTCTTCCCAAACCCAGAGCCTGCCGTCATCCTTCGCAAGCCACTGATAGGTAGAAATCAGGCATTCATACCGAGCAACAGGGGCGGGCAGTGTGTCTTTCAGCGTCAACAACTTCAGGTTGTCGAAAACCGGACGGCCCGATCCGAGGAAGGCATGTTCCGGACAGTTGTGGACCAAGATGCCGTTGGCGGAGAACCAGGGGTTACCTTGGACGGTGATATCGTAAACTTCTTCTTCACCTGCCGCCTCGATAGATAAAACCCTGTCTTTCAACTCCAGATCGAAACAGTTGCTGCGATTTTTTTGTTTCTTTTCCCTTGCTGAGTCGGACATCCTGGCCTGTTTCCTTGCGGACACAAACCCGACAGTTTCCCCAAATCGTACCGATTCATTCAGGCGGAGATCGAGAGTGTTGGACGTATAATCAAACCCGTAACCGCTCTTTGCAGGGCGCGAGACCCTTCTGCATGTGATACCGAACCCTAGAAGCAACATCTGGACATCGCGGAGAAAATCCATATGTCTGCTGAATAAGGAGACCCTGGGGTGACCTTTCCCAGCAAAGCCGTCAGCCTCGAATAGTCCCCTCAAAAACTCTCTGACCACCGAGGCTGGGCTGCGGAATATAAACTCTGGCACATGCACAACTCGTCTTACGCCACCATTGGAACGGATCATTCCTAACTGTAGCAGTAGCGGGTGTAGCGAAGCTCTGCTTATGCGGACCTCTACGCATCCTTTCTTTGCTCCTGTGACCCTGACCTGGGGTTCGCCAAAGAAACTCCTGAATAGGCCCACAACATCGGCCACAACATCCTTATCTTCGGCGGTGCAGACTATACTTAGCGTGTTATCGTGAAAGCTCCCGTCTCCCATGAAGTAGCCGACGAATCTGCCGAAATCCTTATCCACCAAGAGCGTAGACGTTACGCATGGTAACGACGCAAGCTCAATGTTCTGATAGTGGGTTGCAAACTTCGGAGGCTGAAGGGTTATTACTTGGCCCGCCAGATCCTTGATTTCCACAAAATCCCCACCGTCAACAGCAACTTTATGGTCCTCCGTGCCAACAACCTCATACCCGAGACTGGTTGACACCTTGAAGACAGGCTTGATTCCTTTCGGATACCAGCCAGAGAGGGTGCCATGCTCAAGGAAGGTTCCTTCGCAATGGTGCAAGTCTGCGATTGGGATAAGCCCGAACTCTGTTCCGACCCTAGAACTCCCAACAATACAGGCGGGGTATTCCTGGTTAAATACATCCTCACTCTTGGTCTTGTTGGCAATAACCCACCGTCGCCAAACCATCTGCTCCAGATCCAGACCGTATTTCTCTCTGGTCTCCTCTTCTTCCCGCGTTAACGTGAAGCCTTCCGGAACCGGCATCCGGTAATCGGGGAACACGAACCAAGGGAAAAAGATGGAGGTATAGATGTTGTCTTCGGGGGCATTGGTGTTAACTTCCTCATGGATTACCGGTTTTCCGTTTTCATCGAGCTTCTTGATCCAGATCCGGTACCGGGCATCCCAGAACCGGTCGTAGTATTCGCCGCCGATCCCTTTCGCGGTAGACTCGAAAACGACCGCGGTGTCCGGGTCGTCGGGGACGGTCTGGAGGATCGACGTTAACAGGCTGTCAATGGTGGCCTGATCCCACTTGGAGACCTCGGAGTTGCTCACGGAGAAGTGGGGTGTCCTAAAACTGTGGTCTTCGTGGTCAACTTCGATATCGTAAAACTCTTGGTGAGACGTTTTTTCAATCTTCTTGATTTTCAACCACACCCTATTATGTTGAAAATCCATGCGATAGCGTTGACCGTTTATTGAATTTTCAGAAATCGGCTTGCGCTCGATCCCGACCAACTCTCTCAGTTTATAGCCGCACTCTCCGCTAAAAAAAACGGTCCACTGTGCTCTACAATTACGGCCATAAAACACGCCACCCTTGCGCCGCCGGATACCGCCCCATCCGTATCCCAACGCTGCCACCAGGTCTCTAAGCTGGTAGGTTATTGACTCCCGGATGCTACTTGCACAAATCGCGTTGCTGTCGTAGTTTTGATGCCTACCGCCAATTCCTTTGGAGCCATCGCCAGCCAAGTATCCGGCTACGATTCCACGACAGAAATCCTCTCCACAGTCAAAAACCCAGTCCGGTATGTGCTTCTCATCGACGCACCCGAAATTCTCGTTGATGAAATTGGCGAGGACTCCGCTATCGACAGAATAGGTCTTGGTCTTGGTCCCAACCCTGCATTTCGCCTTCGCTGGAGATTTACAAAAGGGGGCTATGGCGGCACAAGCCCTCTGCGCGAAGGCGTCCTCGTCTTGGTGTAAGGTGAAAATGACCCTATGGTATGTGTCAGCACCACCTACGGCTCTGGCAAGGCATCCTTCGGCCAAGTAGTATCCTATGGCAAAGCCGGTTTCCTCGTTTAGCGGGAACTCGGTCGGACCTTTGTAGGCTGGGCCATACTTGCTCTTCCTGCCCGTGACTGGAAGAGACTTTGTTTGGTCCGTGATTCTGCGGATAGGCATTGACAGAAAGTGCCATCCAGATTCAAGATCCTTCGCTTCCACCCACCCCATATTGGTATATACCTTGTGCTGGGGAGTCATGATAAGCGGCTCTCCGAGCCAAGTCTGGATTGAAAGCGCCTCATCTCCGTTTGGCAACATATCGGGAGTCGTCCTAGTTATGTGCGATACTCTCCCCTTGTTGCCGTTGTGTGTTAACACGACATCGCCCAACTGCAAATCTGCTATCCGCTTTTCCCTGCCATGTTCTACCAGTACAGGGACATCAGGGTGCATACAGAGATGGGCGTAATGGATGGTTTGGCCGGAGCCAAAGTCTTCTTTCCCCGCCGTGCAGACCCGGAAAGCGGAGTTGAGCCCCTGCCCTTCCTTGTTGTTGAACTCCAGGAGGCGAGTGTTGTTATAGAGGGTTTCCGGCCTCTCTTCGGGGGGCGAGAAGTTATAGAACCGCTTCACCATTTTAAAGAGGGTGTCGGTCGCTTCGGGTTCGTGGGTTATCTGAGCCGTGTACCGGTTGTGAACGCGAGAGGTGCGCTGGTAGAAGCGCCCCGAAAAGTAGGTAGAAAAGCCCATGCGGCGGGCTTTCAGGATGACGAGGCGAATCAGTCGTTTCGGCCTGATATAGTTCTCGATGATGTCGTGAAGGAGATTTTGGGGAAAGTTCAGGGCAAAAGGAATGATCTTCCCTTTCATGGTCTGGACTTTCAGGATCTTCTCAGAAAAATAGGGGAAGTCCTCATTCAGCTTCAGGTGAGTGAGGATTTCCAGAAGCTCGTCTTCAGTCTTTTCCTCAAGACTCTCAAGTAACTCTTGTTCGTTGGTCATCATTCCCCAGTGGTTTCGATCTTCTTCCGTTCCAGCATCTTCTGGACGATCTCCATCACAATCTTCGGATTCTCGGCCAGATCGGCGGTGATACTCGCTTTCGCCTCGAAGCTGTTGACGGTAACCTCCGTCTTTTTCGGCGCTCTCGCGCCGGGGAAGATGTCGAGGGCTATTTCGACCCCCTTGACCTGGGCGAGGTTGTCGTCCACATCCATGTACTCGTAGGACTCAATCTCACCGGTATCGGTCTTGACCTTGACCTTTTTCCGAATCAGCTTCTTCTTGGCGTTGGTCAGGTCGGCAATCTTCTTCGCCAGCGAGTTAACGCTGATGCCGACATTTTCAAGACCAATTATCAATTCCCCGTTAACATCGGTGTACTTCTTCACCAGATGCTTCGCATGGGTTCGGGCGTTCTTGTCCGTCATGTTGTAGCCAGCCTCCTGTACTGCTTGAGGCATGGACTTACCCTCGACCAGGACTCCCTGCAGGACAGCAGCGTCCTGCACCGTTATGATCGGACCCGCCTTTTTCCCCAGCTTCCCCCGGAGCGGCAACAGGTCTATCTTTTTCGGGATCTTCTCTTCGCTCATCTTCCTCTCTAATCAGGAGGACCGCTGCCGCCAGATAGTTGATGGCTCCCATAAGCTCCGCCACCTTCTGTTCGGTTGTCGGCAACCGCATCGCCTCCTGCCCTTTCTTCATGGCTTGACCGATCTGGTAACCTGGGCCGACCATCCGGCCAATCTCCATGATCGGTTGCTCAAGAAAATCTCTGCCGTTGGCATGGCGCTCCTTGCCCTTGCCCATCTGAGCTTGATCCATAGCGGCCTGAAGCACAGCAGCTAATGCGAGGTACCCTTTCTTGATTACCATTGGCTCCCTCCCCCCAGTTCTTTCCCGCATCTGCGGCAAGTAGATTTCACTCTGACCGCGTTCATCTTCGGCAGAAACTCCACTTCCGACCTCGGATCATGGCCGATAAAGAAACATAAAACGTCGTTGCAGATTTTATCCAACATTGTTGTACCTCCCGGTAAAAAAAAATGTCATTTTCAGCCGCCCAGACGAGAAGCCTGGGAAGATTCAGGTGATAACGGAAAAACTAAACTCGCTCCAGGACATTCGCCAACCCGATCATGTCTGGCGGTTATCCTTGCCTTCTTTCGCCTATTGCTCCCTTTCCGCAGCTTAAGCCTATTGCTCCCTTCCAACTTGAAACTTGAGCCTTTAGAAAAGAGGTCGCATAAGGGATTCGAACCCTCGCCACTCGGATTACAGTCCGATGCTCTACCCACTGAGCTAATGCAATCATTCCGCAATGATTGTTGAGTATTATCGCCTACTCTCGCGTTCCGTTTTTTCTGTTTTTTATCTTCGTCAGTCGGCTAAAATATCGATCATCCCCTTACTCCATCAGGTCGGTAACTGCGTTAACAACCTCCAGTGTTCCGTCGATGATCCCCGGTTCCGAACGGTACAGGTCGATACGGCAATCCCTTTCATAAGGGTCATAGTACCGGCGCAGCTTGAACTCCCTGTCCGCTCCCGAAGTTGTCTTCACAACCCCGTTCTGGAGGTTGCGGTCGGTCAGCCCCTGCCAAGCGTTCAGTTCCAGTGCCGCCAGTTCTCTCCTGCGGTGGACCCACTCCGCGATGCACTTCGTAACCTGCTTGCCGCCAAGCTCGATGGTCACGTCGGTCGCCAGATTAGTTCTCTGGATCGCAACTTTGAGCCGCAAGATCTCTTTTAGGACATCGGAGTGGGCCTGCAACCATTCGCTGACCTGCTTTTTCTGGTCAGGATATACCGGAGTCTCGAAGTCCAGATCCGCGCAGTGCTGCTTGATTTTTGCCCTCAGATCAGAAGTCTTCACCGACAGCTCCTTGATCTTCTTCATCGCCTCGATAATCTTCATCCTTTACCTCCCCTTTTTGTGTTAACTCAAGTCAACAGCTTTCAGCACCTGCTTCTTGGTTTTCGCGTCCTTCTTCCAACCGTGGACCACGATCCTCCATCCGGCTTCCCGAAGAACCGGCAAATGCTCCGATTCGGTGATCTTCGCCACCCTCTTGGAGATATTGCTGTAGGAGGTAGTCTGGACCCCTACAGTCTCCCCTTTGCCGACCGCGATCAGATCCACAAAGCCGAATGCATCCTGCCTGATTTTCGCAAAGGCGTTCCATCGCTCTGCGATATGCACGATGTAGCCTTGTTCCCGGAGATACTTCAGCGAACGCTGGGTAGGGGAAATTTTCGCCATCTACTTCTCCTTCTCCGGATAGAAGGCGTTGACTATTGCGGTATACGCATCGTTCACAAGATCCCCGACTTCAGCCGGGTCGGTCTTCCCGAATCGCCCACCGATCCTCACCTGGAACACCTTCGCCTCATGCGTTAACGGATGTATGGCAACTCCCTTCAGGGCATACCACTTCTCGACATCCGGAAGGTAAACGTCACAGCCGCTGGCGACCAGATCCAGGTTTAGGAGCACCAGGGAGGCGTCCTTCAGCTTCCGCTCCAGCATCGGTCTTACGGTCTTCATGAAGCCCATCAAGGCCGGAATATCATGCTGTTCGTAACTCACTTCAGATCATCTCCTTCGCAGCAGGGAACGCCTTTGTTCATCAAGACTCTCACGCACCGATCATCCCACAGCTCAATCATGGCGAAGTCCTTGACGTTTGTGACCTCCAGATGACCCAACCCATGCTCTTTGAGCCATTTCTTGATCGGGGCAATCTGCTCTGGGATGCAGGCTCTGGCAGTGAAGATCTTCACCTCTTGACCCTGCTTCAGCCAACCATGGACCCGCTCCAACATCTCCGGAATGGCCGGTCCGATATGATCCGGTCCTCTCCAGCCGTCGTAATATGCGAGCGTTCCGTCAAGATCCACACCTATCCAACCCATCAGTCCTCCCTCTCTTTGTACAGTTTCTCCGCCAGATCAAGACATGCTCCGAAATCAGGCTCGCACCCCTCACCTTCCCAGATGATGCAGGCGCGTTCCATCACCCATTCTTCCTTCGGGGTCACTTACAGCACCAACATGGAATAACTTAACGGCCTGTTGGGATGTTGATATATCTTCTTGTCTTTCGCCAAAGCATACCCATACTCGGCCAGTGCCCCCTTTGACTCCTGCCAACCTTCAACCATGTAAACCCGGTCGCAGAGATCCAACAGAGGGAAGCAGAACCTTTCCAACCAGTCGGAAGAACCGAAATCAAGAAACCGCTCATCTTCATCCCAGTGAGACGTTATCTTGTGGGGGATAATCGGCACGTAGCCCAAGGTCAACAGCATCTTCCCCGCTTCTTCAGCCTTCTTCACGTTCTTTTGCCGTTCTTCCTTCGTAGGAGCCGAATAAGGGCCAGCGACGTAAACGTATCTGTTATTCATAGCTCCATACTCTCGTTCAGAAACATCTTCACCATTTCCAGAACGCCCATCAGCTTCAACGTGTCGGTACACTCAGACCTTTTCATGTGGTACGTTCCGTCTGGCATCCTTCCGCATACCACTACTTCGGTGAACCCTTTGTCTGCCGACTCGCAAAGGATTTCCTGAACACTGTCGCTGGTGAACAGTTGGACAACCTTCCCTTTTCCCAATGCCTTTCTCCTTTACCACGTATGCCGCAAAACTTCGGCACTCGACTCCGGTCTCGCCACAGTAAAGAATCGCGTAATTCGGACAACGAGGACACGGGCAAGCCAGATCGACTCCGAATTTCCCCATCATCTGCCGATACTGGTAGGCTTCGCTGCCTGCCCACTTTCTGACTCTCGAAATCCCCAGAGGATGGTCAAGGCACCAGTTCTGCGCCTCAACCAACACAACCTTTTTTGTGGAATATGCAGAGAGCAGGTATTCACGCTTTTCCCTCTCAGGGTAGTTCCTCTTCTTCGCCACGTCTCAGTTGATATCATTCGTCAACTTTGTTGTCAAATAAATTCAACCATGTTGACCCCTTCAGAGGGGCTTGGAAGGGGCTTCTAAGGGGTATATCTCAATAATGGTAAGGAAAAATTTTTTGGGACTCCGGAAATTGAGGAGTTAATGGAGAGGAGGGGGTGGTAAATTCATATGACGTGGGGGGTCATCAGAGGGGGTCTGGGGGTAGGGTCCCCCCCTGGCCCCTGGCAGCTCGACTTATTACTGCATGGAATGTCTCTTGGGTCGTCGATCTTTTCGACCTTCGGATTTACAATCCTATTGCCTTTCCTTATTTTCTCAATAATTATGGGATGTTGGCAGATTTAGACATCATTTTGGTGCTCATTTTGGTGCTACGGCACCCAAGGTTTTGACAGAAAATGAAAAAACGGCCGAGTTAACTTGCGTTAGATTCAAGAATGGCAAGGGTTTCTATTTTCGGGATTGTTCGGTTTCCGAACATTTCGGCTCCCGATTGATTGAATATTTCTGACCATTCCCTCCTTTCTTTTTCCAACCTCAAACAATACAGGCTATTTATTCAGACACCTGTTATATCGCCTCTAATCTTTCATCAATTACCTTGATCGAATGTAATATATTATATTATCTCCTCCCGTTCTTTCTGGTTTTTTTCAACCTTGGTGGGTGTTTTTATCAACAAACTTGTTGACAGTCGGTTATCAACCCTGTAGATTGTAGACAACACCAAAGTTGAAAAGGGGGAAGAGGGAAAAAACAGAGACATACCGGGGATTGCCAGCAAACGGAATCACCTACCGCCTGGATACACGAAAGACAAAGCCGCTGACAGCCGGAATCCAGAGAGACGGAAAGAGATAGATCGAGTTAACACGGCGATCCTGAAGAGCCCGTAATGGGGCGAAATCTCACAATAGGAGGAAAAGAGTCATGACGCAATACCAAAAAGGTGACTTTGTAAAGGTATCCAACGGGCAGACGGAACCACCGAAGCACCACAAAAAGAAGCATCGGATATGGGCTTTTTCCAACTTCGACGGGTATGTATGGCGGGATGACGGCAGCAAATATGTCGCTGTCGGAGACAAGCCCGACAGTGCCGTCGTCTTCTCCTTCAGGCGCGAAATGGTGAGGCTAATCGAAAGGAGCCAACAATGAAAAGACTAGCCTACGTTAACACCGAAGCAGACCTTCAGCGGGCCGTTCAGCAATGGCGATGGAAAAAGAAAGGCGAGAAATACCGGAAGGAACTGGCAGAGGCAATCAAGAAAGCCTGTTAACTTCTGAAATCTGCCGGGGAGATATCCCCGGTTTTTTTGAGCAGTTAACTTCAACTTTGTTGATAGGAGGTTTCAACAAATGAAGATATCAGAACATCGGAAGAGGAGAGACGGAGGCGTCTACTGGACATTTCGAGCCGAGAACGCCAGAGAACGGGATTGGTTGATTGTCCATGAATTGATCCCTTCGAAGTTCAGGAACTCAGATGGGATGCTGTTCTACGGCGGAGACCAAATAGTTAAGGAACTCGCAGAACGCACCTTTGGAGCCAAAGCAAATGATGATAACGCCGAACATGGCGAGAACGAGTACAAAGGAGACGATATGAGCCAGGACGAAACCAAGGAAATGACAGTGGGCGAACTCCGTAAGCAGGCAGCGGAGAAGGCCAAGGCCGAGGGCAGGCCGACCACGGACCTTCGAACGAAATGGAACAGATCGCAACTGGAGGCGTACTTGACGGAAGGCACCTGGGCTGATGTTAACACGCCTGCAATGCCTCAACCGGGGACGGCTGGGGCTGATGCCTTCGGCCAGATGATGGCCGCGATGATATCGCCGTACATCAACGTTACTCCTGACCCTGAGTTGTTACAGGAAATTGTCGATGAAGCGGTTAAGAACCGGACCCGTCTTGTCAAGGTCGAACACGTCGAAACCGGAACCACCAAGGATATGGGGATGCAGCACAAGGAGTTCGAACGGATCTTGAAGCTGGTGAGGCGTCGGAAAAACATCATGCTCGTCGGTCCTCCAGGCACAGGCAAGACACATTGCGCCGGTTCTGTCGCGGAAGCCTTAGAGCTTTCCTTTCATCCGGTATCGGTCGGACAGCAGACCACAAAATCGGACCTTCTAGGTTTCATGGACGTTCACGGAAACCCCATATGGACGGCCTTGAAACGGGCATACGTCGAGGGCGGTATCTTCCTACTTGATGAAGTTGATGCCGGTAACGCAAATGTTCTGACGGTCCTGAATGCGGCACTGGCAAACGGACAGTGCGCGTTCCCGGACGGAGTCCACAAGAAACACGAGGATTTTGTCTGTATCGCAGCCGCGAACACCTATGGAAAGGGAGGCGACAGGTTGTTTGTGGGCAGGAATCAACTTGACGCAGCAAGCCTCGACCGGTTTGTCGTTGTCAACTTCGACGTTGATGAAAACCTTGAACTTGCCCTGTCTCCCAATGAAGTTTGGACGAGAAGGGTGCAGGCATATCGCAGAGCGGCGGCAAACCTAAAGCTTCAGGTAGTTATCTCCCCGAGAGCCAGCTACAACGGGGATCTATTGGAAGATTTTCCCTGGGCGGAGGTTGAGGAAATGGTCCTTTGGAAAGGACTTCCGAGGGACCAAGTTGAAAAGATCAAGGCGGCGGCTTAAAAGTTGATCGAAGGGGCGAGGGAAACTTCGCCCCTTTCATTGAGCAGTTAAACCGCAAAAGGAGGATATCAACATGGCATGGGAAGAAAAGACTGCAGACGGCCACGTTGTCCACTTCGACAGCATGACAGACCTGAGAGATTACCTATCGAAAAGTTCAACACAGGACGCACAAACAGACACACTCAACAGCTTCCGTGACGGCAGCTATGCGGACGCTATCAAGTTAACGCAGACCGGATGGCAGACCGGAACAACAGAAGTCATGGCAAACCTGGAGAATATCCACATGAACCTTGAGGAAGAGCCCGCCGGTTATTACTGGAGCAACACCGGACAATTCTTTGATGTAGGCGCGGTCCTTTCGGGGGAGCCGGAGCACTGGATGGAAACGAATTATGAACCCACCCGGAGGGTTGTCAGGGTCGTCGCCAATGTTGCAGCTTCGGGAGGTATCAACGCTAAACAGTTGAGACTGAAAGGCGGGGTCATCCTCGCCCTGATTGACTACCTGCAGCGTGAGGGTTGCATCGTGGAACTAGACGTTGTCACAGGGATCGACAACGGAGGGGACCGCAGATGCTACACCATCCAGCACTTCGGGACCACCCCACTTGATTGGGATGCAGCAAGTTTCGCCTTGGCGCATGGTGCATATTTCCGAAGACTAACATGGTCGGCGCTGGGAATCATGCTGAAAAAGCAGTACGTCGGTGACTCCAGTTGCTACGAACCGTCGAGCATCAGAAAAGATCCGAGCATTATCTATATCCCTTCGGGCGATCTGAGGAGGCCCGACGGCCAAACGGTGAAAAATACCACACCGGAAGGTATGGCTGAGTGGGTTAAGGCATGGGCCGAAAGAGCAATGACATTGACAACAATGGAGTAGGCCGCTTAATTGCGGCCTTCTTTTCACCCAAGTTGATTGTTTGTTTCAACCAAGAAGGGAGAAGCCCAATGTTAACAACGGAATTGATCGAAGACCTACAGGGACAAGGCCGCGAAGTCGGGGTTGCGATCCTGTACCGGAAGGGAAACGAGGTTCTGAGGGTTAAGAGCCACGGCACCAGGGGGCAAGTAGGCCGGGATCTTACTGGAATCTTCGCAGAGGCAGAGGAGAAGAAGGCCGATGCAATCATCTTTGCCCACAACCACCCCTGCAACAGCGGACCGAGCATGGAGGACCAGTTAACGGCGAATCAAGCCAAGGACATGGCCGAAGGCCGGGGGATCAAGTGGCTGGGATCGTGGGTAATCACCAAAACAGGCGCAAAACGCGCCGAGATAACCTAAACCAATATGAGGAGGAACCATGCCAGCACTGCACGTCATGGCGAAAACAGCCACAAAAGCAATCTTTTTTTACGTCAAGACCAGGGGGAAGCGGCTGAACCGTCACGCTCGAAATGAGCGGATGAAGGTTTGCGAGTCCTGCAACGACCTCAACGCAAACAGCCTCAGATGTAAGGTTTGCGGCTGCTTTGTCCGACTGAAATCGTGGTTGCCAATGGAGAAATGCCCCAACGGGAAATGGAGCGTGGTCTCTTGACAGTTGATGGGCGGGTTAACTTCGGTTGACCCGCTCCGCAAGCGCAAAACGCGCGAAATACAGGGAGGGGACATGGGAACCGAAGAGCCCGCAAAGTTACTCAAAGACATTATTACAACGTGTAAATCGTTCAGGGCTGAGATTGCCGAGCGCAATAAAGCCAGCGACCACCTTATCGCGGCAGCGCCGGAACTGCTGGAATCACTGATTGAGTTGTCTGACTGGATGCGGGACCACACCGGGCCGGGAGACGGGACACTGGAGATGCTGGTCAAGGCGGTGGCAGCAATCGCCAAGGCAAAAGGGCTTGAAGGCTGAAGGTTGAGGCCGTGTTAACAGCACGGCCTTTTCCTTGAGCAGTCAAACCATGAAGGAGGGAAAGACCATGAGCCTAGAACATTCGCCCGAAGGGCCAACAAGCAGGCCGGTACTTCAATCGTGTGCAGAAGCAATCAGGGCGTTGGAAAAAGTCACCGGGTCGTTCAAGACCCACAAGGCAACCAAAGAGGACACGGATGCCGTCTTTCGTTCCGTCCGAGAACTCTGGTCCGTACTGGAAAACAACGGCTACACCATCGACGTTGACACCAACAGACTGAGGAAACAGGAGGGACGCTAATGGGACTCCAGTACAGATATCCAGAGGCAGCCATAGATGCGCGTCGGTTCGATGCTGTCGAGGTTTCGCCTGTCCGGGACCAGGAGGGCATAACCGAACCATGTGGAGCAGATGAGGCACAGGCATGGTCCGTTTATCTCCACTACGACCCGAAGCATCCGAGGAACGCAGGTTTCGGCGGCGTCCTCTGCGTATCCGATTGGGACACCAGGGAAGAGGCTGTTGCCGAGGGGAAAAGATGGCTGACGATCCTCCGCAAAACAAACGGAGGAATAACTGTTAACGAGGTTCAAGAAATCACTTTCGGGAGGGCGTCGTGAGAAGAAGGATTAAGAGACCGAAGTATCCACACTTCGACGGGAAGGTATCGGCAAAAGTCATGAACCGGGCCGAGATAGACGAAACGTTTGCCGGGACCGTCAGGGAGGCAATCAAGCGGCATGTTGGCAGGTACTCCAGCTACAAGCCAGACCCGAAGGCCGACACCCTGATGACCATGACCGTGGGAACGGAGACAGTTACGATCATGGCTGATGAATCTCAGTTCTTTCGAGAGTTGGGATTCTGCCAGCCGGGAGGGCAAGGGGTATGACCCTGATACCCGCGATAGTTGGAGTTTACGTGCTGATATCGGCACTGATCCACATGGCAAGGGAGCGCAGGCAGGAAGTTAACATCAACCGGAGGCCGAGGGTTTACCTGGGCCGCGCATACGAAAGGGGCAGGTAAATGGAGAAACTGATCGGATTGAAAGTGAACTCACCACAAAAGGCCCAACTCATTCTCAACACAATGCTGACGATGCTGTTGATGTCAAAGAAAACGGCAAGAGTTATAGAAACGCTGGCCGAGAAAGGAGACCTGGAAGAAATCAAGGTTGTATCGAGGCTGATGGACAACGGTATCACGAACGGGTTAGCCACGGTCCTCGCGGACAACTCCGAGCCTATGCCGGAAGAAGAAGCCAAGAAGGCGATGGAGGAAGCTGGCGTACCGGTACCTGGGGAGGAGCCGACCGAGGAAGGCTTTCGTGTTAACGCAGTCGGCAATTGTTGACCGTTGATCGAGGGGACGAGGGAAACTTCGTCCCCTTCCTTGAGCAGTCAACCACAACGAAAGGAGAGCACAACATGAACAAGACCGACGTTGAAAATCTGGCAGAGGAGTTTTTGAGAAAAGCAATGGGGTTTTTGGAGCAGGGGCAGGAGATCCGCCCGGTCCTTTTGAACGTGAAAGGAGGCGAGTTAACGACCGTGCTGCTTTCGATGCGAAACGAGGCTGACAAGGTTTTCCTCGAAACGGCGATCCCGAGGGTTATCAGGACACTGGCACCGGAAGCATCCTTCATGGTCACCGACGCATATCTGAAGGACATCACCAATACCCACCGAATTGGGGAGGTTGTCACCGTCGTTGCGGCATCACCGTACGGGCTCATCAGCAAGGCCGTCAAGTACACACAGGGAGACGGTGATAAGCCGATATTCGGGGACATTATGACCGCCGAACAGACGCAGTCACGTTTCTTCCATGGCGTTTTCCCGACGACTCATTGAGAAAGAGAGGTACCAATGACAAACAAGGCCAATTTCGATCTTGAAAACTACTATGACGCCGTAATTTCTCCTTTAATGACAGAAATTATTACCAAGTGCAAAAGCGTAGGGATGCCTATGTTAGCCACTTTTTGCTTCAAGAAGGGAGGCGAGGAAGAAAAAACCTTTTTCTGTACTACCGCGCTTGACGATGGGAATGGATGGCAACCGGCTGAGATCAAGGAAGCAGCACACATCATAAGAAATGGCGCAAGCACCCGACCAAGATTCGCGGCCCTTACCATAACCAAAGAAAGGAGTTAACACGCTATGACCGAGGAAACAACAAGTTTGAAGATGTCAATCTCAGCAAGCCCTACGGCAATCAAAGAAATCGGGCAGAACTTCGCAAAGGGAGTCATGCACGAGACCGGAACTCTACTCCTGTGCATAGCTATTGTCATAATCGTAACTAACCTCTTTTACAAAATTTTTGAAGTCGGGGTTGATGACACGGACAAAAGCACCTGGAAACGCTCAGGGTTGAAACTCTTCACAGACTACAAGACCGGCATCCAGTACATCTCGGACGGCAAAGGTAGTATGACAGTCCGCCTCGGGACTGATGGGAAGCCGATGGTCAGCAAGTAGTTTGATCCCTAAACAGAGGGCGGGACAGCTCCCGCCCTCGATTGAGCGACCAAACCAAGAAAGGAGATCATTATGGCAGACATTAAAGAATTGCTAGAAACCATAGCCAGACTGCACGAGGAAATCGCAGAGGTTGTTTCTGTTGCCCACAAGCACGGCTGGAACGGGATCGAAAATAGTAAGCTCTTGCACCGGTTTTTAGACAACTTACTGACTGAGCAGCAAGAGGAGATAGAAAGGCTGAAAAATCTGCTCAACCTGCGAGACGCGACGGGGCTTGCGCTATCTCTCAAGGCTGAATCGTGGGAAACTGCTGCATTTAACGCTCGCGACCGTGCCGAGAAAGCCGAGGCCGAGAGGGACGCGCTGAAGGAATACGCTCTAACTCTAGTGAATAAAAACTCTTCTATTTGTGCGGATAATACCCGTCTCCGCGCCGAGAATGAAGACCTCAAGCGAGAATTTGATCGCAACTGCGGCACCTGTGCTTGGTGTAATGGGGAAATTTATTCCCAGACAAAACGGGAGAGGGACCGTCTCCGCGTCTACGTCGGAAACAACGATTTGCAGTCTGATTACCGGAGCGTCAATGACATGCGGCAGGCGCTTGAATCTCTCAAGGCCGAGAATGAGCGTCTAAAAAGAAGCATCGAATCACTATCGTACTATGAACACATCGATTCAGGAGGTGGACAATAATGCCTTTTTACACAGACGCAGAAGTTGATAATCTTCATAGAGATTTCAATCAACTAAAAGCCACGATTGACTCCCTCCGCGCCGAGAACGAACAGTTAAAAACCGACCTCGATATCCAGTTAGAAAAACAAACCCGGTTAACCCCCAAGGCTGATTACGACGCTGACATAAACCGTCTCCGTGCCGAACTTGCCACAATCAAACAAGGAAATGCAGCGACGTATTACCGAGAGATGTGGGAAAAAGAACGAGAAGAAGCGGGGGGATTGGTTGCCGAGAAGCTTCGTCTCCGCACCGAACTAGAACGGGTACAAAAAGAAAACAAGGAACTTGAGCAACGATGTTGCTTCGAGTGCGACCCTGACAACTACGGATGGATTTTTAACCGTGTCGAGGGTAAGGCGGTCTGCGGCTGCATTAGTGAATCAGAGCCTTTCCAAATAGTTGAAACAGCCTTGGCAGAAATTCTACACGCTGCAACCGGAGAAACTCAAATTGCCGATGATGATACGGAGGGGATGAAGTGGATTGCTGATAAGGCGCTAACCGCACTACAAACAGTGCTGCCTTTGGAGTATCACCCGGCCCTTGCGGAGAAAAATTATGAAACCAACTGACGTCGATAAGGCTCTGAATAGTTTAATGCGTCCAGTTCACAAGGCATTAAACATCAGGCTCAAGCAGGTTATGAAAGAAGTTCGCATTGCCACAATTGAAGAGTGCGCGAAGGTGGCTATCCAAATTGGCCGTATGCGGTGTCAGAGCCGTGGTGTAAACCCTGATAGCGAAGTGTTTAGCCATGATTGTGACCATATCCGAGCAATGGGTTGTGAATCTATGGGTTGCTCCGAAGATATAGCCGATACTATCAGGCGACTCGCGGAGGAGAAATGAAACCTATAAATCACAAAAGCAGTGACGACGATATCCGAAAATTCGTCCAAGAACAAGAGCGGATATATCCAAAGCATTTGGTGCAACTTGCCTACTGTGTACGTCCCGATCAGCCTGATATGGCAGAAGTTGACACAACTGTCAGAGGGTGGCCTGTCAGAAGGTTTAAATACAGCATAATGGGGGAGGAGAAATGAACAAACCATACTATAAAGTTTCATTGCCAGGATTCTGGTACTACACACAAGATCCTCCTGCGAAGTGGAGAGTTATATTATACTGGTGTATCTCTGTGCCGCTTATACTATGGCCCGTCACGCTGACTCTATTGGTTTTTCTACTCGTTGCATTTAAATAGAGGGAGGAGAAATGAAGAACAATTCAAAATCCATTATCACAATCGAAATGCGGAATGTTGACCACGCTATGAAACTGACTGATGCTCTGCGGAAATTCTTTTTCATTGCCGACGCTGGTGGTGACACCGAACTCATGCATAGCGCTAGTGACGGTTCTGACTCGTACGAAAGCTGTGGCATCATCGGACATGATGTAAGACGTCCTATCATCAGTATTGAGTTTCCAGACGAATAACTAACTGTAAGGAGGAGAAATCATGAGCGTTGAAACCGAAAAAAAGAACATTGATATTTTTATTGAGTCACTACGAAAACGCCTGCACGAAAAAGCGGAACAAGGCTATGTGGGATGGGATTACGGTCACAGAGGGCTCGATGATTTAGAGCCCGACGAGAGAGGCTACACAACTGCCTCGACCCCTGATCTTTTGCGCCGATTAGAGATGGCGTTAGAGGACGAAAAGTTTATCGACGTGGCTGCGTTTGCAAGTATGTTATGGAGAAGGCAGGTTGTTGATTTTGAAGCGACCCGCGCACTCGGTGAAAAGATTTGAGGAGTTGCTAGCACTCGGCACATCTTAAGCCGACGCCATGCTCAAGGAGGGAAAAAGATGAAATCAGAGATATTGGACAGTTTCCTAACTAATCTTGTTTTAGACGAATATAGAGAAACATATCGAAATATGACTAAAGCGCAGCAACGTATAGTGAGATTTGCTCTACTATATGATCCTACTCCTATAGAACAGAGGGTAAAAACAGATGAAAACAGAACGTAACAAGGCACTCACTGAGGCAATGGGTGAGTGTTGGCATGAGGTAGATATGGGGTATCCAAGGAAATCACATGGATTGTGTACCTGCGGAGAGGATTTTGTCAGCTATTGGGGTCTGCAAGAGCACCTTCAGGACGGAGTAAACAATGACTTCTCCACCTGGACCGGATGTGGCTTTCTCATAGAAAGCAGAGAACTCCAGAGCAAAGTAGGGATCATCGTACTTATGAGCTTGTTAGTCAAGGTGATACAGCAGAGCTTAGACAGCATCCCCGACCGGTTTGCCGACGCAGTTTGTGCTTTTTTAAAAGACATGGGGGAACCATGAACCTTAAGCACCGGGTATTCCTGATCAGCCTGATGATGGACATCTGCAACGAGCTTCAGAAGGACGAGAAAGAAAAGTCGGCCAGATGGAACGTGCTGGAGTCCATACAGAACAAGTTAACACGGGCCGCTGACCTGTATCATGCCAACCTGTTCAGCCCGGAGGACTGGGAGAAGGCGGGGACGATCTACGACGAAATCAACGAGCGGCTGAAGGAGATGTATAGCTGATTCCTGTTGCAAGATGAGCTTCCTTTTAATATGCTGCCCTTATCCAAGTCCATCGTAAAAAGGGAGGGCATAAAGTGGCATCAGAGAGCGGAGCTTTTGGGAAAATAGCAACTGGGCTGATGTATGCCTATGTAATCGGGATCGTGCTTGCAATGCCTTATTACAACTGGATCTACGCCAGAGACCACGGCTTTTTGAAATGGGTCTTCTTCGGGGAGATCGTGGCGACGGTCAAGGCTGTAATCTGGCCGGTCTGGTTCTTCTGGTGACAAAAAACCCGGTTGGGATTTCTCCTGACCGGGTTTTTCTTATGCCTGAAGCTGGGTGGAATCTAGTTGAGCCGTCCCTCTGCGTCCTTGCTGAACCGGAACGACATCGTTTTCTTCGCAGGGATGTTAACAGCCTCTCCCGTCTGCGGATTCCGGCCAGTTCTTGCCGCCCTGTTCTTCGGCTCAAACGTGCCGAACCCCTGTAGTCTGACGGATTCCCCTTTCCCCACGGAGGTCAGGATTCCAGAAAAGATGGCAGTCACGATTTCATTGGCAACCTTCCCGGTAACCCCCCCGACATCCTGCACCGTTGCGATCAGGTCTGCCTTACCCATTGACGGCCTCCTCCTCTCCTTCCGGGGCCGGAGAACCGGGTTTTTCCATCCCCATCCCCATCATCTTAGCGAATGCTTCCGCCCTCTCCCGTATCTCGGTGTCCTGGATAACGTAGAAAAACAGAGGCAGGATATACCGTGCGTCTCCCTCGTACCCGAGCCCCTGCTCCATGTCTGTCACCTTCTGGTTGAAGTCGGCATTGATTTCGCGGAAGCCTTCCAGCCGCTTCCTCACGTCCTCCAGCACGGGACCGGCAAGGTGCTTCCCTTTTCCTGCCAACAGATCCTCCCGCGCAGGAACCGTGTTCATGAGATCGCGCAACGCCCCCGGCCAGCAACACGGCTTACTACATCCATGTTCGCCACTCTCGTCCTGCCCTGCTACGACCACGTTTTCCTTACCCATTGTTTCCTCCTTCTGGTGTATTAGACATTCAATAATTTGAATGTCCTGGTTTAAGGTGTCCCCAGGCCCGTTTGACGGGTCTGCCTCTGAAGGTATGCTATGCCCTGTCTCAAAAATTCAAACGAAGTCTACAGGGTATCTACACGCCTTCCTGTCGATTTTTTAACCTCCTTTCTTGGGTGTCATGTTCATTCTTGTTGGTTGTTTCAACTTGTTGGATATTTTTTATCAACTTTGTTGAAAGTAGTCAACAAAAAAGTTCGCTCTGTTGCTCAATTTTTTCAACCGTGGTTTTTGTAAACACATCAGCGACCACTTCGCCTACCGGAAAAACAGCGTTGTAAAGCTCCGGGTTCGACTGCTTCAACCGGTCCATCCCCTCTTTAAACGTCATGGAGGTAAAACCCTTCTCTCGATAGTAGTCCCGCCACTTCTCGGTCCCACAGAAGTAGCCTTTCTTGTCTCCGTTGACGAACTCGGCTACTACCTCCGATCCGTCAAACATCGACATGACTTCCCCGAGCTTCTGGCCCTGGAGCTGCTCGATGGGTATGCCGGTCCATTTCTTGGTATCCCGGTCCCGCCACTGGATCGTGATTGATTCTCCGGACATGATTGTTAGCCTCCCTGAAACAAGTCTGGTTGCGACTCAGCGTCTTTGAGTTTTTCTCTCAACTCCTGCTGCTTCTTCGTCATCCTCAATCCCGCATCATGTTCAAGGCAATGTCCAACGCGGCGGTCTGCAACTACGTGTTGAGTCATCTTGCCGCAAATATTGCAGAACTTCGATGTCGAAACTGTGTTGCGGGTGTGATGTTGCGGCATTTCAGCCTCCCTAGAACGGTGCGTCTTCCTCGGTTATCATCATCTCGGTTCGGAAGTACGGCTTGGGTCTGAGCCCATTCTTCTCGATATATCGGAGTGAAGGCTTGTCGAACCAGAGGAAGTATTTCCCTTCGGCGTCCTCCACGTTGCGGCTCTTGTCGATCAGAAGGACTGTGTCCGGCTCTTTCCGGATATCCTCTATTGTCTTGCCCCTTGGTAACTCAACCTCTTCACCGTTCCCGTAAGTCTTCAGGATCGTCTCTTTCGCCTTGTTCCTCCAGATCACGAACGAGTTGAAAGCCAGATCCGATATCGCTCCGGTCCCTTTCACATCCAACTTGCCTACCGGCCTGCTCTCGTCATCCCCTTTCCGTGGGTGAGCAATCAGGCAGACATGCGCCCCAGTCCTGGCCGCGAAGTCACAGAGCCGTTCCACGAAAGCCTTCTGAGCCTTGTAGTCGTCCTCGGCGATGCCGCACTTCATCAGGCTGTCGATCACGAACTGCTTGACCCCGTGCCTCCTGAATGCATACTCAAAAACCTCCAGCATCCGGTCAACCTTGGCAGTCCCGACCAAGTGGAACAGCCAGAGTTTGTCCGACATCCACTCCAGACAGGAAGCTATCGTTCCCCGATCCGGTGTTAACTTGGTGATGGCCTGCCTGACCATCCGGTATAGAGTCTGCTTCGGGTGCATCTCCATCGACGCGATACACCATTTCTCGCCTTGCGCCATCCCACTTAGCGCCACTTCACCCCAACAAACCGATTTTCCGTGACCGTTAATTCCAGTCACCAGGGTTAACTCCCCACGAAGGAACCGGAACGGCACCTTGTCCCAGGGAGCGTCAAACCCTGGCAGTTTGCCGCCAGTCGGATAAAAAGTCTCGATTACCGAGTCCGTGTAATGGTTCGCTCGCTTCAGCTCGTCCGGTTCGATGGTGGCAGCGTTTCGAAAACAGGCATCGATCTCCTCCTTGCCAATGCCGTCTTGGAGGCACTGATTCGCATCCTTGCGCGGCAGAGTGACGATCTTGCATCGGTGTACCCCGAGACGCTGGACGAGTTCTTCCGTAGCCGCTTGTCCCTCTTTATCTGAGTCGAGACAGAGATGAATTGTCTCGTATGTTTCCAGCAACTCCCAATCGGAATCGACCCACTGCTGCTTATCACCCTTACCGCCTCCGAAAGGTACCGATACGGCGGGATGACCGTACATCCATAAGCTACAAGCATCTATCTCTCCTTCGCAGATTGTGATTTCCCTGGCCGTAGGACTGACGACGTGCCAACCGAAACAGGTTGGTTCACATCCCGGCTCGACCAAAGTGAACTTCTTACCCTCCCTCCGCTCCAGGTGGAGGTACTTCACGCTGAACAACTCGCCACCAGGACGGAGGTATGGGAACACAATAAACGGACCACTTGCCGGTTTCTGACCTTTCCACCCGGCCCACGGCCCGACTTGCGCGATTTCGCCCAACCGGTACGCGGCAATCGCCTCCGGTGTTAACTTCCGCTCTTTGGTCAGGTAGGTCATGACAGGGGACTTGTCCTTCGGTTTCTTGGCATCCTTCGGAGCTTCCGGCCTGCGATAACCCTTCTTCTTCGGGTGCTCGAAGTGCGGGTCCTTGATCCCCAGGTACTCCTTGATCTCGGCCAACGCCTCCTTGTTGCTGCCGTATCCACGAACCTCTCGCCACAGGTCAAGCAGATCCCCAGACTGACCGGCGGCAAAATCGGACCACACTCCGACCTTGTCGCCTGAGATGCAAACCTTAAGAGACCTGCCTGGAGTCTTCCCGGTGATGTCTCCGGCCTCCCACTCTCGGCCAACCTTACGGCCAGCTGGGAGCAGGTAAGACGCAATCTCCTCCACCCTTTCCTTCATGCGGTCAACGATCTCGGTCACAGTCATTAGCGACCTCCCGCGAAGATCGGGTCAACTACCTTCCGCTTCGGTTCAACCTCGTCCTCCCAACTGCCACGGTTCAGCCACGTCGCCGGATGAGGTATGAACTGGCCGCTGTCCTTCTGCCACTGGTCCGTCATCTTCTGCCGCTTGATGGCACCGATCATTCTGCCCACCAGATCAGCATCAGGCTCACGCTTCAAGAAAGCCTTCCTCGCCGCGTCCTTGCCAACCTTGCGGGGATACTCTGCCCAGAAGTCATCGAACAGGTCCATCATGAGCGGCCCCTTCAGGTCTGCCAGCCTTTGAGATTTTCGACCGCCTCCCTCGACAGAGGGTTTTTCTTGTTCTTGTTCTTGTTCTTGTTCTTGTTCTTGTTCTTGGCTTTGGAGGGGGTTCGAAGCCCCTTGCAAGCCCCTTCTGTTTTCAAGGTGGTATTTTTCCCCGTAAACATCGAAGAACATTGATAAAAACGGGTTGTCGGAGAGTGCTTCGTATTCCCTGTTAACACCCTTCACCCGGTTGTCATTGATGGCGAGGCAATCCCCGATTTGGAACTTTGCCATTTTGACCACGAAAACATGCTCCGAAGGGGTGTCATAGTAGCAAAACCCCACTTCAGAGAGGCTTGCAAGCCCCTTCGAAGCCCCTTCCAAAGTAAGCCCTGTATCGTTGCAGATGTAGGCCAGAGGCAGATAGTACAGCCCGAGCATGTTCGAATGGTGACAAGTGATGAGATAGAGCGCCAGAAGCTGGACCTCCGGCCCCATGTTACGGATCTCCCGTCCTGTCCTGCCGGTCCAGAAGGAGGGGGAGATTTTGGCATATTCGCGCATGATCCCCTCCCGCTACTGTTGAGGCAGCCCTCCCAGTACGAAATCCCTGACAAACTCATTCACTGACTTACCAGCTCCGTTTGCTGCATTCCGGACGATCAGCTTTTCATCTCTTGTGCAACGGAAGGTCACTGTTTGATATCTGCCTTTCCTGCCGTTTGACACACCCTCTTTCTTGTTATTCTTCGTGGTCATGTTTTCTTCTCCTCAATGTGGTAAACAAATTGTTCAAACCCTGTTTTTTCAACTTCTGGTAAAAAGTTGAATACGGGATGTCAAGGATCTTTGCTGCAGTGCGCCTGTTGCCATCATACATTCGGGCCAGTCTCGCAATTTCTTGAGGATCAAGCTCCAGGGACTTCAGATAACAGCCCCTGGAGCAATGCTTGAGATGTGCCCGGCACTGGCTGACGATCATCGTCGCGCCGCAATATTCGCAGTAGATAATCATCAGTACGGCACGTCATCATCCGGTCGCGGTCCTCCCGCATCCTCGTTCTCACCTGCGATCTCTGTTACCACAAAAACGAGTTGGTTCTGGGGTCTCCCGTTCCTGTCGGTATACGTCTCGGCATCAGGGTAAGACTGCCGGACTGTAACGGTATCGCCCTTGCCGAAGCGGTTAACGATGTCCATCGCAATCTCTTCCCATGCTTTGACCTTGACCCATGCAGGAGGCTTGTTTTTGCCCCGGTTTATGGCTATCGTGAAGTTAATAACCGCTTTACCGCTGTTGGTATACTTGAGAGCCGGGTCAGCACCGAGCTTGCCTTCAAACGAAAAGTTGTTGTTATATGCCAAATCGTATTCTCCTTTCGTGTTAACTCGTTGAATCTCTTGAAGGCTGCATCCCTCTCCTGTCGAAGCCTGCCGTTTTCGATCAGTAGCGCCGCCGACAGAACCACAAACTTTGAGTCCCCTTTGATGCCCAATCGCTCCGTATTATTGAAGATCCTTCCGGCAAATGACTTCGGATTACGGACACCTGCCGCCGTTGCCTCTCTTGCCTGCCAGAGCAGTTCCCTCGCATTGATCTTATTGTTCGGTCTTCTTCCTTCCTGGCCTTTCATGCTTCCTCCGTGATTTTCCAGATAGAGCACGATGCTCCTGATGCCGGGTTAACACGCCTACCGACCGGTTCTATACGCCCAGCCTTCTTGAGTTCTGTTAACCGAGGACTCACCCAATGCTCATCCCAGCCGAGCCGTGCGGCCAGCTCGAATTTTGTGGCCGGTTTTTCACAGAGCATTTTGAAGATGGTTTCGCGGTGTTTCGCGGTGTTCTTTGGCTCCTGGTTCTTGAGCAACGGTATCTGCCGTTTGTCGTCACAGTTTCTGCTTAATTTTTCCTGGATCGCTTGTTTGACATAGTCTGAGACTTTGACCCCAGCCTTTGCCGCAGCGGCTGAGGTATCTTTGTAGAATGTGTCGTCAACTCTCGCCCCAAGTGTCGCCATAGTCCCTCCTTTCTGTGTGGCGGGCCGGGCTTGATACCGGCTAGGGGGTTATCACCCGGATTCTATCCCCCGGCTTCGCCATGCTCCGTTCCGGTTCCTAGGGCATGGTCTACTCTAATTCACCGCCTGCGTGTCCTTCCACGCCGCCACCACACCATTGTTAGTGTTATATTTTCAACTTTGTTGATAATCAGGGCGCAAAAAGGGCATTACCATCTGCTTGTTCGCCCTCCGGTTGCGGAGCCGGTTCGTGGACAACCTCCCCGGTTCCAATGTCAACGACATTCCCCTCGACCTGGGCGAAGTCAACCTCGATTGTGCCTGTTTCGAGCTTATCAAGATCCAGACGAGCAACGGTGCCGTCCTTCTCTCCGACGGTTCTCTGGTCGTCAACGCTCATCGGCAGATAGGCGAAGTTGGCCCGAACCAGAGTCTTCTTACACATTGCCTCGAAGTCGGTCTTCCAGGGACCATTCTCCGACGTTTTGGATCTCTCCCGGTGCTTCAGGATATCGTGCATTGACATCGGGAAGATATCGCTGCCGCCGTCCTTATACTGGACGAAAAGGTAGCCCATCAGGATCTGGCCCGGCTCCGTGAACTTCTTGTCCTGGCGCAAAAACCACGGGATATGTTCGTACTTGTCGCCGTCGTTGGTGAACTTCAAGTCGAAGATGTCGTTCTCGTAAACGAGACGGGCCTTCGGGATACCAACAACCTCGTTGGAGCGCCGGACCATATCCAACATGCCACGGTATCCGATGATGAAGGTGGTTTCCATCATCCCCTTATTCCGAAACGGTACGAGATAGGCATGTCCGGTTGGGCCAAGTTCAAGACCCAACTGTGTGGCGGTCATAATCGCGCCAAGGAAGGATTCGGGGGTGGACTGTGCGAGAAGAGGGTTTTTCCGGAGTTCGGTCAGGGCAAGTCTCGCCATCTTGTCAGGGTCAATCGCGTTACCTGCCGCCCTTGCAAGCTGCGGGACCAGTAGGTTAACTTGGTCAGCCAGCGTCTTGGGTTTGGTAGCCACTGCGTTGCCCTTTCCTGCGAGTTTGTCCTTTACGGACGCCTGAGTTCCTACATTTGCCATTGGCTCTTTCTCCTTTACTTGATGGTGAGTCTTCTTTGTCTCCGGTCGATCAGGTAGCCGTCGTACAATTCCGGTTGTTCATCGCGGAATGCTTCGAGGTCAAACGCCTTTGTTGGAATATTTTTTCTACAAAGTTGAATATCTCCGCAAAAAAATAGCTCCTGTTTTGGCTCCGCGACCTCCATGATCTGGTGCAGCTCTGCCTTGATCGTCTCCAGCTCCTTCTTCGGAGCCTTAATAGATTCGTTCAACTCCTTGTACCGTTGAACCTTCGGCAGCAATTCAATGGGTAAACCTATCTTTTCCCCCTCCTTTCTAAACTCCATCCCCACGACCTTTCCATCCTCTGTTAACGCAGGGGGAGTCCCGTCTAAAACCATCCGCCAGAAATCTGCTTCTGCTTTGAAAAGATAACTCTCCAGCTCAAGATCACGCTCTAACCGTCTCCAGGCAAAGTCGTTACCACCGATCAGGACCGCCAGATACCAGACCGGCCAGCCCGTCACCATCATGTAGTGAGAGCATTGGACCAGATATTCCTCCGGCGTCATCTCATCAGCCCATTCTCTCGCCTTATACTGACTGGCGTTCTTGCACTCCAGCCCGGCCTTATGGGGCAGCCCGATAACTTCGCGGTCGATATTTGCCAGCATCCAAGGGAACTTATCATGCTGAAGGATGGCGTTAACATTGCGGATTTTCAGCCCTGTCACCTTGGCGAACTCTGCCGCAATGACAGGCTCCAGGATGTTGCCCCAATGCTGAAAGCGCGTCTCCTCTTCGGTCGGCTCGTCCTTTGACAGCTTATCAAGATAGACCGATAGAGGGTTGCCCCACCGGGAAAGCCCGACGATGGCGGGGGCATCGCTGCCCCCTATTCCCATCCGTCTATACTTGAGCCATTCTTCTCGCGAAATCCGACTGGTGTTCACCAGTTTTTTCAAGCGGCGTTTTCTCCTTTTTCACAGAGTTTTGCCTGGAGGTGCTCCCTCCATTCGGTCTTCCCTTCCAACTCCGTCTTCAATTCCGTGATTTCGGAATACACTTTGGACAACTCCACCAATAATTCCTCTTCCGTCATCAGATCCAGCTCTGCAAACTCGGTTATTCCGTCAGGCATCTTGTCCCTCCTTTGGTTGATGAAGCAAATTTTCATTAGGTAAAGAGTGAGATACAGATTACCCGGTTGACCCCCTCAAGGTACTGATATTACATACAAACCATGATGCTATTGAAGCATTGTCAAATTCATTAACCTTTTCGCTATGATCTACAATGGAGATATTTTTTATCAACTTGTGCGGATTGTAAACAAATTTAAACGTGGGTGCAATATAATTTTTTCAAATGAGAACGTAAATCGTCTCTAATTCCTTCAACAAAATATGTTGACAGCACCATACAACATAGTATAGTTTGTAGACACAAATTTGATTTGAAGTATTTAGAGGGAGGATAAAAAATGGCATATCGAGATTCAAAAAAAAATGAGATGTTTCGGTTGCTGGAACATCGGATGCAGGAGCAAGGGTGGAGCAATATAACACATTTCACCCACGGCAGTAAAATTCCCTACTCTGTCGAAACTGTCCGAAGAGCGTTCTCGGATCAGGGACGCCGCCAGCTCTCCTCGGATACTCTGGCAATCCTTTGTCGCTACCTCGGAATGAACAAGCAAGAGATCCGGGAATTTCTAAAAACGTACACCGATGATAACGAACTCTGGAAGCTCATCGGTGACGAGGGAGAAGGCATTCAGCTCGACATCGACGAGCAAGCTTTTCTTGACATCTTCCGTAAGATCAAGAGCCAGCGGGCCGATGTCAGCGACCTTATTGCTGACAACTTATCATTTTTGGCGAAGTCCATCGGCATTGACATTTCTTCTGAATTAACGATCCTCGGTAGACAAAATAGAAAGGGGCGGTGAGGTATGGCCGTCGTTAAGCGGAGACTATGCACCAGCCGCGATTGCAAAAAGGAGTTCCGGGATAGAGTTGTTTACAAAAAGGGCAATAAAGAATCACCACCTACCTGCTCCTGCGGCGCTCCGACACGCTACCTCCCTAACTGGTATGTCATCGTTTATATACCGGTCCCCGGTTCAAAAGCCCGCAAAAGACGTTTGAAGCCCTTTCCCACTAAAGCGGAGGCAGAAGCTTACGAAGGTGAAATAAAGAGCCAGAAAGCCAAAGGGGAGGTCTTCGGCGTCACGAAAGACACATCTTTTGCCAGTTGCGCCGAGGCGTTTATCAAATGGGTTAACAAGATGGAAGCTGACAATCAGCTTGCGCCTGGAACAGCCAGGATGTATCGAGACAAGACGAATACATATCTTACTCCCTTCTTCGGCAAGTTAAACGCGCTCCAAGTCACCGATGATGATATTGACAGATACATCGACCGACGTAGGGAGACTCCTTATTATACGAAGATCGACCGGAAAACGGGAGAAGTCATATCACGAAAATTCCCCACCAACTCAACGATGAATAAAGAAATCGCCACCCTCAAACGCATGTACTCCGTCTGTAAAGAGAAGAAGATCCTGAAGTATGATCCGGTTGAGGACTACAAGCTATTCACCGAGACGGAGCGCGAGCGGTATCTCCTGGAGGATGAGATCGAACAGCTTCTGTTATGGTGCAAGACCCCGCATTTGCGGCTGGCAGTTGTGGTGGCGCTAAATACCGGGCTGAGAGTCCATGGCGTGTTAACGTTGAGATGGGACGAAATAGACTGGCGGAACAACGAAATCGTCAAGGTCGTGAAGCACCACCGGAGCAAGGCTCCACGCCCGGTGCGTATCCCAATGACCGACGAGCTGAAGGCAGAGCTAAAGGCCCGAAAGAAAGAAGTGGTGGATAGTGCCTACGTCTTTCCCGCCATCCGCACTCATGATTCTGACGGCAATCCCCGAGGGGATGTTCACATCAGACCCGACGCCGACATCGGCTTCCAGACAGCCTGCAAGAATGCCGGGATAGAAGACTTCCGGTTTCATGATCTGCGACATACTTTCTGCACCAATTTCCTGGAACAAAACCCTGATAAGATACAGATCCTCTCCGAAATGGTCGGGCATTCGAGCCGGGACATGACCCGGAGATATGCTCACGTCACCAACCGGGCAAGACATCAGGCTATGAAAAACTTCAGCATCACCAAGTTAACACCGACACCAACTAAGGGATTATGACGGGTTCTTTTTGGTGCTATTTTGGTGCTACTTATAAGGTGTTGAAACTATTCAACAAAGTTGGAGAAAACGTTATCTTGTTGAATTTAAATAGAAAAAAGAAAATTCAACAAAGGTAAGGTTTTTCTACCACCATTGTTGAATAATGTTGTGACTCTCAGATTTTTTCTTTGCATTTCCGGCAACTTACAGTTCGACAAAAAACAACCTCCAGGCCACGGATTAAGATTCCTAATCCGCAGGTCGGAGGTTCGAGCCCTCTCGGGGACGCCAGAAATATCAGGCACTTAGGAAATTTCCTAAGTGCCTTTTCCTTTGTTTTTGGTGCTATTTTGGTGCTACTGATAAGGTGGTGTTTTTATTCAACTTTGTTGAATTAAAGAATCATTTGAACTTTTTGAAATTAAATCGGCTTACGGGGGTATTAATTTCGAAAGGGTTGAACTGACTTTTATGTACAGATTGCCGTCGCTTAAATGTTGCTGCAACCGTGCAGTCCGCCGATATGGCGCTCGTCGTGTAATTGTTCCCGCTGCCGCTGCCACCACAAGTACCTCCCCAGGTATCAATTGTATAACCCGTAGAAGGCGAAACGCTGAAAGTCGGCGTTGCCCCATAACTTTGGTTAGAGGGAGACGATTGATTAAAAGACCCATTCGCACCTGCGGTTAGAGTCACGTTGTAGTGGTTGATTGTGGCCGTGCAAGCATCCGAGTTGCTACCACCACCGCTCCCGGCGCAGTACCACAAATAAAGACCAGTGCCGGTAAAATCAGTAACTGTCCCGGTAGCGCAGTTGTTGGCATTGTCGGATGATAAAGTGTTAAAAGATCCACCATTATTAGGGCCGCAAGCCCCGTTGACGCCTGCATCTCCTTCCGTCTCGTAGGCCCCAATATCGTATAGCTCGTTCTGCGGTCTCGCGGTCCCGGCAATGTCAGTCGACGCGGGATTGTAGGAGGTACCGGCATCAATCGCAGGACTCCCAGCGGCAGGTAGGAAGTCTTCGGAGCCGGCTGTTGTGGAAGTGTACGCCGGATCAGCAGCAATTTTTCCGGCAGAGATAGATATTCCGATATCCGTTGCCGAAGTCAGGCGAAATGTTGCGGCATCGATACCCGCATATATAGTATCGGTCCCATCCGCGAGCACCGTGTGAGGGTTAAGGATGACATATTTGTAATCGGTGGTCGGTGCGGAGGTCCACGTTCCTGCGTTTTCAGGAGCGACGATAGTAAGCGTAGTCCCGTTGTTGGTGCGGATAAATCCCGCCTTCCAGTTCGTCCCGTCGGTCAACAGACAAAGCTTGCCCATCCATTGGTCCGTTGTCCAAGACTTGCCCGAATCGACAACTGTAGTGGTTGTAGCAGACGCTACCGCCCCTTGGACCGCCGACGCAGTAGCCGATGCTAGTATGTTGGTGGCCGAACCGCTTCCCCAGGTCATCGTCGCCGTAAGATCCGTCCCCAATGTTCCATCGACGGTATAAACCAACGATCTTGAGCCGGAGTAAATAGAGGAGGGATTGTAAAGGGCTACCCCAGGGATGTTGCGGGTTGTCAGGTTGTAGTCGTTCCCACCCATAAGGATTTTGGCCTGCAGCAGCGCGGTCCCTGTCGCTGGTGCCGCTCCTAGTCCATACTCCAGGTTGGAATCAAATTTCGCGAAATGCAGCCCGAATTTCGCTGTGGCAATATCGTTGGTAAGGTACGGTGGATATGTACCTGCACCCGTTGTTTTGCTGAAAATATTGTTATAGGCAGCTAGATTGGTGATATAGGTATTCAGGGCTTCACCGTCATCACCAAGGGTTAACGACCTTTTGCCAGAGTCGAAAGTGTTATTTCTGACAGTGACATTATTAATCCAGGCATTTTTGTTGTAGCCAAGCGTTACCCCGCCGGGCATGTCGTTAAAATAATCGTCATAGATGATATTATTCTCAACGATAATGTCCGTTATATATGTCGGAGTGTTGAGCGGCATAACAAATCCATGATGGTAAACTTGCTTGAATTTGTTGTTTCTGGCAGTCATGTAACTTGCCAGATTACCACACCGAGTACCGCCTCGAATGGTATTATTTTGATAAACGTTTATGTTGCCCGCACTCCCGCCTGTGATAAAACCACGTCCATCCGCCGTGCTACTCGGAGTTTTGTCAAGTACGCAATTTTGATACGTTGACGCGACAAACGCATCCGGAATACTATTGGCTTGCCCAACTATGCCAGTATTGCCATCGGCTAGGAAATGACTGAGAGCATATGTCCGCCGAGTTGTCGTAGCGTACTCATTTTGTATGGTGTGGAATGTGTTATTCGCCCAATTGATATAACCGGTTGCTGAAGCATTGGCACCGAAATACAGCAAGGCATCCCCGAAACTGCTTATTGTCGAGGTGACAGTCCCCAAAAAGGTGTTACCGGTCAACTGGATGTAGTGATCGGCGTCGCCGGTGGAATTGAATAACTGGACCTGCCGGTTACAGTAGTTGAAAACGCTATTTTTTAGGTAGGATTCCCTTGCAGCGACGTTTGCTCCTG